GATCCGCTTTCATTTTTTGGGGTCGATTTTTTGATGCCTGGGCGCGTTCTAGATTTTGATGCGATATGCAACACGTTCAACGCGCGATCACATTCCTGGGCGATCTCACGAAATCTGATGAACCAACGCGCGTCGTTTGATATGTCGTCGCCTGGGCGTTCGTCTCATTTTCGCATGTCGTGACACGTCGAACGATCTAGGGTCGCCCTGTGGGCGATCTCATGAACGCCTATGACGCCCTCAGCAATTCTACGCGCGTCGATTGTCGCACATATCGAAACCGACACATGATAGCGGTCTCGATCGACCGTTAATGTGAGCCTCTGGTGATGCAAGCTTTTTTTAGTGATCGCGGCAACCCCAACTCCATATGGGAGTAAGGCTACCATCAGGCTCTTCCTCAAGTCTTCTAATTGTCTTCGGTCCATAGTCACACCCCATGATCGACCCCGGGTTGGATCGGATCGGTACGTCGGGTAGTTGATAGTGAAGGTCCAAGAAGCGACCATAGGGCAACTGCCTGTGGAGGGGGTTCGTATCCACAGTTGGCTGACACGCCGCAAGTAGCCCTATGATCGCTAGCCATCTCATGCGTCGTTGATGGCTTTCTTGAAAACCCTGACGGCCTCTGTCCTTCCCTCATCACGGAGTAGCGTGATGACGGATCGGGCCAAGTGAGACGCGACAAGCATGGCGTAAGCCGTCTCCTTATACTGAGGCACCATCAGTTTGATGATGGACATGTCTTGAACCATCGCGTCGAGCGCGGTTTGAGTCGTCTTCCTAGCCATGTCACCGATCAGCTGGTCTTCGCGTTCGTTTAGAACGGGTACGAACTCTCTTCTTCCTTTCACGTTTTTTCCTCTCACGCTTCTTGGGCTTCATGCTCTCAAAGTGAGCTACCGCCGCATCCCGATCCTTGCGGAACTGAAACAGGAAGATACGAAACCCAACCTCAAAGAAAGGCATGAACTCATGCTCCCCCATCAGCTCGGGCAAATCCTCCTCCTGATAATTGCTGCTATCCTTGAACCTAGCCTCGTAAGGCATGGTCCTTTTGCTGGCCATGTAGAGAAGCAGCTTTTTCTCCAGCATAGTTTTGCCGAACTTGCAGAGGTCCGGCAGCTTTCGTTTCGTCTCCATCATTTCAGGAGTTTCCGAATGCCTGCAACCTCGGACTCGGGCCAAGCCCACCCGGCGTCGGGCTTCTCGACCTTGTTGCGAAGGATTTTGCGCGCGTCACGTGGGTCCACCCTGAGTTCGGCGCATATATCCGCCAACGACACGAGTCCCGACCGATCAATTGGCGCGGCGCCCCTCGGTCGAACCTTCTTGACGCGATTGGGCTTATCGTCGCTACCATCATCGGCGTTCTCGACCTTGATGGTTTCGAGTCCAGCCGCACGACGCAAGTCATTGAGATACGGCTGTGCCGGTTCCCAGTCGATCTCATCTTCACCGAGTGAGTCTAGGAGACCATCCGTATCGCCGATCAGTCGGAACATCAGCTCATCATCTTCTGTAATATACCACCCGAGGTCATGTTCAAGCGGATAGTCCTTCTTGGGCACGGGTTTAAACCCACGGCCGTTGAGCGCGATCTCCAACGACTTGGCGGCCGCCCACCGAGTGCAGTAGGCATGGATTTGAAGTCGATCCCACTCATCGCCGAACTTCAGCCATAGATTAATTGTCGGCGGTCGATGCGGCGACGATGGGTAAGCGTCTTCATAAGCCGATGACACCCGAGTCGGCACATTGCGTCTTTTCTTAGCCATGTTGAACCCCATTCGTTTTGTGAGATCATCATATCAACGCGGGAACGCCTTTACAACGCCGGTTTGACCAGTGGCACTTTGTTCAGCTTTTGTTCCGTTTTTTAGTCCAACTAGCTGAAATATTTGAGAAAAAAGTACGCCAGTACTGGTTTTTAGGTCATATGACCTAAAGGGTTGACTTAAAATGCGAAACCAGCCATATTGATGGCATGGCAAAGAAAACTACGATCAAAGTCTCCGACATCCTCATGCTGGCTCAACTCCAGTGCACGGATGAAGAGTTCGCCGCATCCTTCCGCATCTCGAAGGCTCGGTGGAAAAAGCTGCTCGAGAATGATCCCGCCGTAAGAGAGGCGGTCGAGGCTGGTCGTGCCGATGGAAAGGTTAGCTTGAGACGCAGCCAGTTCCGCCTTGCCAAAATCAATGCCTCGATGGCTATCCATCTTGGCAAACAGTATTTGGGCCAAACGGACAAGTCGTCGCTCGAAGTCAGCGGCCCGAACGGTGGCCCTGTGGAAACCCAGAACTTTGACTTCAGCAAGCTGAGCGACGATGAGAGAAAGGCACTCAGAGAAACGCTCCAAAGAGCTGTCGGCCGATCCTAGTCTTGCTCTTCGCGAGCTGGACAAGTATGAGTCCGAGCAGTCTCTGAAGGGCTTCATCAAAGCGGCATGGCACGTAGTAGAGCCAGGCCGCCCTTTCTCAGACGGGTGGCACATCGACGCAGTATGCGAGCATCTTGAAGCCGTAACATCAGGCGATATATCTCGACTACTCATCAACATTCCGCCCGGCTTCATGAAGTCCCTGACCACCAACGTGCTGTGGCCAGCTTGGGAATGGGGCCCGCAGAACAAAGCGTGGCATCGCTACGTATCCGGCTCCTACTCTGAGACGCTAACCGTTCGAGACAATCGACGGACTCGACTCCTCATTCGTGACCCATGGTATCAGGGTTTGTGGGGTGATCGCTTCAAGATCGTTCCTGATCAGGACTCCAAGATCAAGTTTGAAAACGACAAGAAAGGCTTTAAGCTTGCCACATCCGTTCGCGGTGTTGGTACTGGTGAACGCGGAGACCGAGTGATCGTTGACGACCCGCACAACGTTAAGGACGGTGAGTCCGACGCCGAGCGGGAAAACGCAATCCTGTGGTTTACGGAAACTCTTCCCACTCGTATGAACGACCCGGCGAAGTCCGTCATCGTGGTCATCATGCAGCGCATCCATGAGAACGATGTATCTGGCCATATCCTGGCCAATGACCTCGGCTATACTCACCTCATGCTGCCGATGGAGTTTGAACCAGAACGTCGATGCTACACCTCCATCGGATTTAAGGACCCACGTATAGAGGACGGCGAGTTACTGTGGCCGGAACGTTTCACCCATGAGGTACTCGAACGAGATAAGAAGGTTATGGGGTCGTATGCAACGGCTGGTCAGTTTCAGCAAAGACCCGTTCCTCGCGGCGGCGGAATGTTTCAGCGTCAGTGGTTTCAGAAGGTTGACGTTGCACCGCCAGGCGGTTCAGTTGTCCGGGCATGGGACCTTGCCGCCACTGAGGCCGCTAAGGCTCGAACTGGCACCGCTTATACGGCTGGCCTAAAGATGAAGATGGTGAACGATGACTACTACATCATGGACGTTAAGAGGGGTCGCTGGGGCGAGAAACAAGTGGATGATGAGGTACTGGGTTGTGCCAAAGAAGATGGCTACGGTGTCCGCATCTCTCTACCGCAAGACCCGGGCCAAGCTGGTAAGGTCCAAGCCAAGCGATTTACCAAACTCCTGAAGGGCTTCAACGTCCACACGTCACCCGAGACCGGTGACAAGGAAGTTCGTGCCACCGGCCTAAGTGCTCAGGCTGAAGCCGGCAACGTTTACATCGTTCGTGGCTTCTGGAACGAAGCCTTCTTAAATGAAATCTGCTCCTTTCCCATGGCGAAGATCAAAGACCAGGTGGACGCTGCTTCCCGCGCGTTCGGTGAGTTGATCGGCCTTGGCGGCGCAACCAACGAGTCGGCTCCACCCGAAGCCGTTGAACCTGAAGAGGATGAAGATGACTTCCTTCTGGAACCGATTTATTAAGCGCTCCGACGTCTCAGAGATCGGCGTCACCGGTACCAACATCATCGGCGGTTATGTTGTGGATGACGAGAAGGACTCGACGCTTACCGGCGACGAGAAGTTCCGCACATTTACCAATGCGCTTCTCAACACCACCGTGATAGCCGCCAGCGTCCGGTACTACCTCAACCTCATAACCAAAGCCGGCTGGCGTGTTACGCCAAGCGAGGACGACGAGGATGGCGAGTTTGCCGATCTCGTCGAAGACATTCTTTTCGAAGGTCTTGAAACGCCCTGGCATCGCGTCGTCCGTCGTGCGGCGATGTATCGCTTCTACGGCTACAGCATCCATGAGTGGACGGCCACCAAGCGTGACGACGGCAACTTCGGTTTCTTCGATATCTCCGCTCGCCCTCAGCGAACTGTTCATAAGTGGGAGGTTGATCAGAAAGGCCGAGTGACCGGTGCCTTTCAGACCGACCCCGAAACCGGGAAGGAGCTCTACATTCCTCGTTGGAAGATGGCCTACGTCATTGATGACAGCTTGAACGACTCACCGGAGGGTGTTGGTCTATTCCGCCATCTCATCTACCCCACTCGCCGGCTTCAACGATATGAGCAACTCGAGGGCTTTGGTTTTGAGGCGGATCTTCGCGGTACGCCGCTTGCACGGGCGCCGCTGGCGGAACTCAACAGGAAACTGGCCAACGGTGACATTGATCAAGCCACCTATAATAAGTATCTTGCCCCAGTCAAGCGGTTCCTTCAGTCCCACGTCAAATCCCCTCGCCTCGGCATGCTGTTGGACTCGGCGCCCTACTCCGCTCGTGATGACGCCGCCACGCCGAGTACCGTCTATCAGTGGGGCATCGAACTGCTTCGTGGTTCACCCACCTCGCTCCTCGAAACCGCATCGGCCATCGAGCGCATCAACCTCGAAATGGCTCGAGTGATGGGCACCGAGCACCTGCTCATCGGTGGCGACGGCAAGGGTTCCATGGCGCTGTCCACGGATAAGTCGCACAACTTCGCGCTGATCGTCGAGAGCTCCCTTGGCGAGATTGCGAGCACCATGAACAAGGACATCCTGGACCCACTGTGGGAGCTGAATGGCTGGGACCCCGAAAAGAAACCCACGTTGGAGCCCGAGCCCATTCGCTTCCGTAACCCCGAGAACATCACGTCCGCCATTCTTGACCTGGCTCGTGCTGGTGCAGTCATCACGCCGGAAGACCCCGTTGTTGATGCTCTCCGCGACGTTCTCAACCTGCCTCGCACCACCAAAGAGACGCTGGCCGATCAGCAACTAGGCGGCCGCAATCCGCTTGACCCGAACGCCGATCCGAACGCTGACCCCCAACCGGACAGCGACACGACCGAGGGCGCCATCAACAATATCCAGGAAGACCTGATAGATAGCTGAGGACCACGATATGGGCACTGTAATCATCGGCTCCACCGCCTACGACATCTACGATGACCTGGATGGGGCCAACGACTACCTCGACGTTCACCTCGGCGCTGTGGCTTGGAACGCCGGTGACAGCGACTTCCAATCCAAGGTGCTGGTGATGGCCTCTCGGCTTTTCAACAGGCTCAAGTGGAAAGGCGACGTTACTGATGCTGTTACGCCTCAACCCCTGGCCTGGCCGCGTGATAGCACCGGAGTCTTGGGTCATGTTGACGGCACCACGCCCGACGCGATCCTCAATGGCTTCTGGGAGATGGCCGCACTTATCGGCGAAGACCCAGACGTCATCAACTCTCTGTCCTCTGGCTCAAACGTTCAACGAGCAAAGGCCGGTGAAGCCGAAGTGTGGTTCTTCCGGTCGACACTTGAAACGGCGCCGAAGCTCCCAACGTCCGTTCACGAGTGGATCAAGGACTACCTACTTGGCGAGGACGGCGTGTTGGCTGTGGACTACGGCACTTACACCGAGGAGTTCTCGTCGGTATTTGATGATGACAGTCGACCCGAGCGCTCCGGAGGTATCTACTGATGGCCAAGCTATTCGGTGTTGATATGGCTAAACTGATCCACCAGTCCCTGTCGAAGGGGCTGATCAGTGGTAAGCTGTATTCGGCTAGTGGCGCTGCTCGGGATCCACTTAACCCCACCGCAGGTCTCCAAGGCGCCACTGGCGTCACTCATACTTTCAAAGGCGTGGTTCAATTCTACCGAGATAATGAGGTGGATAATGAACTTGTCTTGAAGGAGGATCGGAAGATCCTTATAATCGCCAACTCGCTTAGCCCAACCATCACTCCAGCAAAGGGCATGAGGATCGAGATGAGCGATACGCCCGACGTTTACCACATCGTTCGGGTTAACCGAGACCCGGCTACCGCAACTTATCTCTGTCAAGGAAGACTCTAATGTCCAAGGGAAACACCTTCGAGAATGATCTGCTTAAACTGATCTTCAACGCCACCGCAATTGCCAACATCGCCGACAATGCGGTCTCGTCACCGCTGACCAACCTCTATGTCGCACTCCACACCGCCGATCCCGGTGAGGCCGGCGACCAGACGACGAACGAGTGTACCTATACGTCCTACGCTCGTGTCGCTGTGGCTCGAACGTCGGGTGGCTGGACCGTGACGGGTAACAGCGTGTCGCCCAACGCCAACATCGACTTTCCGGCCGCCACGGGTGGTACCGAAACCGCTACCCATGCGTCTATCGGTACCGCGGCGTCGGGTGCTGGGAAAATCCTCTACAGCGGCGCGCTTAGCGCCAATATCTCCATCTCCACGTCGGTTGTGCCGCGGATTGCCTCCGGCTCTACCATCACGGAAGACTAATCCACCATGGCTATCGTTGGCTACGACACTATCAATACGGTTATTAATTCGAGCGCGAACTCGAACCCGTATACTGGCAGTGTCGCAGTCACCGATACTGGAGCCACCCAATATATTGTCGTCATGGGCTGGACGGGCAATGGTGGTGAAGACCCAACCAGCTGGACAGTTACTCTCGACGGTACCAACATCCAACCCTATGCGGTGGATTATAATTTTTCCACCGGCGTTGACTTCGGCATTATCATTTTTGAGATTAACGGGTGGGCGTCAACGGGCTCCAAAACGTTGTCGGTTAACTACGGAGTTAATGGTCGGGCTTGCGTCGCCTTCCACGCTGAGGTTACCGGCCACGCTTCTATTGACATTCGATGCAGTGGCACATTATCAAGTGACACCGCCACTGAGACGACGACACTTAACACCAATAGTGCTACTACTAACCGAATGATGCACTTCATTGGCATCCTCGGCGGTGGTTACGCTTCATCTATGTCGGTGACAGCTGGTGGTTTTACTGGCGTAGCTTCTCAAACTGGTGGCAACGCTTTCTCGGATCTATCTCACGGCAAGGCTTATGGCACGCCCGACGCCACGCCCACCGATCAGATAGAGTGGTCATGGACTGGTGGTGACCGAACGATAACCGCGGTCGTTGTTCTAGACGAGGCATCCACTGGCGATCCCACGGCGGATATGGCTGGTACCGCCTCCACTAGCCTTCAGTCCAACACCATTACCCCAGCTTCAGTTTCTTCTAGTGGTACCGGTGCCACGAGTTTCTCTGGCCAAACTATTATCACCTCATCCTTCGACATGTCGGGTACCGCTAGCGACTCCATGGTTAGCAATACTGTGGTGGGCGCTTCGATGGCGTCCGACGGTACCTCAGCTGTTAACCCGAGTGGTCAAGCTGTAGCCGAACGCACAGTGGACTTGTCGGGGCTAGCCGCCGCAGCCATGATTGCTGCTACTGTAATCAGCTCCACGCTGGACACCACTGGTACCTCCACTACTGACTTTATTCGGGGTCTCGACAACCCGAGCTTTGACATTGCTGGTACCTCCTCGACAACTTTCCAGTCTCAGGCGGTGGTGCCAACTACCACTGATCTGACCGGTGCCTCAACCGTATCCCTTCAGACTCAGTCGGTGATACCTGCCACCGCTGACATTGCCGGTACCTCGGCCGGCTCGTTGATTGGTCAAACCATATCACCATCATCTGTGGATTTCTCCGGTAGTGCTGGTGACTCCATCGTTGCTCGAACCATACTGTCTACTGATCTGGTTGCTTCGGGTATTGCAACGGTAAGCCTATCACCGGCGTCTGCATCACCAACGTTTGACCTAGAGGGTTCGTCGTCTATTTTCTTCGAAGCCCTGGCCGTAGTACCCTCAACGCTTGATGCGTCCGGCACCTCCACCATGACGTTTATCTATACCAACCTATCAACAGCTGGAGCTGTTGTGTTGTCGGGCTACCCCGCAGGCCCATTCCTGATCATTGGAGAACCTCACGCCACAGCTATCACTGTGGTTACAGGTAATCCAACCCTCTACGCTATAACTGGAACACCCTCATAGAGGTCCACGGCAATGACACCACAGAATATCACCGGTCTCTACAAAGGCGAAGGGCTGAGAATTCAGTTCTTCGCTAAGGCACCCGGCGGCACTTCCGTCATCGCGTCGCCCGCATCCCAGCTTATCGGCATCACGATTGGCGCCTCCTACGGCAAGTCACCCACCAACCTGGAGTTCAAGGACAAGTATACGCTCATTGATGCTCCGACTGGCGAATTCCTCATTGCCCTTACGGCAGCCAACTTGGACCCTCTCCGTGAGGGCAAGACTTATTACTACAATATCTGGTCTCAACTCTCCGGTGAAGACCCCATTCTTCAAGCACTGGGCGAATTGACCATCAACTCTTCTCTGGAGATGACATGACTCCGGAAGTTACGGAAAAACTTCTTCGCCGCTTCTATCGGTCCATTCGGAAAGCTTGGCTTAAAGCAATCCGGATGATCGACACGGGTTCCGACGTGACAGAAGTGGTGGAGCGGTTTGCCAACTCGGCAATCGCGCTGGCTGTAGAGGCTGGTCAGCGTGAGGCAAGGCATCTGCGCACGGGTGCTATCGACCTGACGAGTCCGGTGAGCCGCTTTCGTGTCGGGAGGGGTACCCTCGTCACTCGGTTTCTAAGCGACGTCTCGCCTTCTCGCGGGGGCATGTCGGCGGGACTTAGTGCGCGTCAAGTTGCTGACCTGCGCACGTACCGAGCAGTGCTTGAAGGCACCCCTCCCGATACGATTGACTATCGTGATCGTGACCACTTCATTCGGATGCAAGTTAGAGCACTCGAAACTCGGATGGTTTCGCAACGAGCCGATCTAATTGCCCGAATGCTGGCCGGCTCTATGCTTCATATCGGTATCGAGGAAGCTGTGGATCAATCGGGCGACACCAATCGAATTGCTCGAAAGTGGAATACAGCCGGCGACGAAAAAGTCCGGTCATCACATTCGGCCATGAACGGTCAGGTCAGGCTTCAGGGACTGCCCTTTGTCAGCGGTAATGGGAACCCGCTGATGCACCCGCATGACCCCAGTGCTTCAATCGAAGAAACCGCGAACTGTCGGTGCTTCATCACCACGGAGATACGACATGGATAGCCTCACCCTACCTGTGGAAACTCTTTACGTCTACAGGCCCGTCTACAACAGTCAAGATATATTGGAGTGGGCTCACAGCCAGGGCCTGGTGAGTACGCTCGAGCCGTGGGACTTCCACGTGACCGTCATGTACTCCGAAGAGCCCTTCATGTGGAACCGCAACGAGCCACCGCGAGACAAGGAAATCCTGATGATCCGCGGAGGTGAGCGGTCAATCGAGCTGTTTGGCGAAGAGAACAACGTGGTGGTGCTGCGGATCGAGTCCGCAATGCTGTCCGAACGCCATCAAGAAATAATTGCCATGGGGGCGACGCCAAGTTACAATGAATACCGGCCCCATATCACTATCACCTACAAAGGGCAGGGGGTTGACGTTAGCCAGATAGTGCCATATGATGGCGATATTCAATTGGGCTGTGAGTGGTGGCAACCGACCGGCGGTAACCCCTACAGCAAGGATGACGCGATGACCAACCACTCCGACCTGCCCGATGGCTTTCAATCTCAAGGCGAAGCCCAAGTCGTGAAGGTCAACAAGAAGCTTGGACTCGTCTTCGGTTACGCCATCGTCTCCAAGATCAATGGGGAAGATTACTACGATCTCCACGGCGATCACATCCCCGAGGACTCCATGCTGAAAGCCTCGATGGAATTCATGAAGAGCTATCGCGTCTCGGGCGACATGCACCAGCGCGACGGAGACGGGAACCCGGTCCAAGACGGCAACGTCGTCTTTGCTTTCCCGATGACGAAGGAGATCGCCGACAGTCTTAATATCACTGTGGAGAAGACCGGTTTGCTGGTGGCCATTCAGCCATCCGCCGAGGTCTTGGCCAAGTTCGAGACCGGCGAGTATACCGGCTTCTCCATCGGTGGCCGGCGTATCAAAGACGAGGACGTTGCTGATGAATAAACCGCTCGTTGAAACGAAGCTTACTGGCGATGTGCAGAAATTCCGCACTCGCCGTCGAGTGATGAAGGAGTTTTCTATCGCCGAGATTTCGGGGGTGGACGATCCCGCTCAAGCGCCCGCACTCATGACCCTCATGAAGGCGCGCGACATGGGTGGAAAACCGCCGGTGAGCCCGGCACCTGGTCAGAAGAAGGAGGACGATGTGTCCAAGACCAACGAAGAGCTGCAGGCCGAGCTCACCAAATCGGCCGATGCACTGAAGGCGGCGGAAGCGAAAACCGCTCGCCTCGAAGCCATCGTCAAGATGAGCGATGCCGAGAAGGCCCACTTCAACGGCCTGTCGAAGAAGGCCCAGGAGGACTTCCTCACCAAGTCCGACGATGAACGCAAGCAGATCGTTGACGGCGAACTGGCGAAAGCGGCCGAAGCCAACCCGGTCGTCTACAAGTCGAAGGCCACCGGCGCCGAGTTCCGCAAGAACGACGACGCCCGGCTGATCGACATGGCCAAGCGTGACGACCAGCGCGAGGAAGAGTTCGCGAAGATGCGCGAGGAAGCCGTCACCGCCAGCTTCGAGAAGCGCGCGTCGACCGAACTTGCCAAGTTCAAGGGCGACCTCTCCACGAAGGGTGCACTGCTCAAGGCCGTCGCCGGCATCAAGGACGATGCCAAGCGCTCGGCCGTCGAGGAGATGCTGAAGGCTGCTCACGGTGCCGTAGGCCTGGTCCTCAAGGAAGTCGGCCACACCGGTGGCAACAATGACGCCGACGCCGACGACGAAGACCTGGCCAAGTCGGCGAATGCCAAGCTCGACGAACTGGCCAAGAAGTACGCCACCGATCACAAGGTGTCGATGGAAAAGGCCTACGACGAGGTCCTGAAGTCCGCCGAGGGCGCCGCTCTCTACGCCAAAGCGGCCGGCTAATAGCCGGCTCCAACCGAAACTCGCCATAAGGAGAACTCAAACATGGCGTTGCAAGAAGCACTCACGAAGCTCACCTTCGAAGCCGGTGGTGATCTTTCGTCCCACCAGTTCAAGTTCGTTTCGGTCGCCTCTGATACCCAGGTGGACCTGACGGCTACGGCTGGTGCCGTCCCGGTCGGCGTCCTGCAGAACAATCCGTCGGCCGCCGGTCAAGAAGCGGAGGTTGCCGTTGCTGGTCGCGTGAAGGTCATCGCGGGCGCCGGTGGTGTCACCGCCGGGGCTACTGTCTCCACGACCAACGCGGGTCTCGCCGTCACGTCGGCGACCACGGGTCACGCTTTCATCGGCCGCGCGCTGACCAGCGCTGCTGCCGGGGAAATGGTCGAGGTTCTCCTCGGCTACATCGGCGCTGCGCCGTAATCGGCTGGGATCGTCTGAAGCGAACCAGCAACATCAAAGCTGAGGAAAGGAGCTACAATGTCTCAGCCGACAAAAGGCGATGTGCATGTCAACCGTCCGTTGACCAACATCTCCATCGCCTATTTCCAGGACTCGTCTGCGTTCATCGCCGACAAGGTCTTCCCCAATATCCCTGTGGAGAAACAGTCGGACGCCTACTGGGTGATCCCGCGCGACTCCTTCAACCGGGATGAGATGCGCGTCCGTGCGCCCGGCACCGAGTCGGCGGGCAGCGGCTACGACGTGGACCCGAGCAACACCTACTACGCTCACGTCCGCGCCTATCACCACGACATTCCGGACCCCGTCCGCGCCAACACGGACTCGCCGCTTTCGTCCGACCGTGAAGCGACGATCCTGTGCACCCATAAGGCGCTGATCAACCGCGAGAAGAACTGGGCTTCCAAGTACTTCGCGGCCAGCGTCTGGGGCACCGACGTGACCGGCGTTTCGGGCTCGCCCGGCGCTGGACAGGTGAAGCAGTGGAATGATGCGGCCTCCACGCCCATCGAAGACATCCGCCTCTACAAGCGGACCATCCAGGAGGAAACCGGCTTCGCGCCGAACACGCTGGTTCTCGGCCAGGACGTGCTCGACACGCTCTACGACCACCCGGATATCGTGGACCGCATCAAGTACGGTCAAACCGCCGGTGGTCCGGCTGTCGTTTCGGTCGCCGACCTTCAGGCTCTGTTCAAGATCGACCGCATCCTCGTTGGTGCCGCGATCAACAACACGGCCAAGGAAGGTGCCACCGAGTCGTCGGCCTTCATTATGAAGAAGGGCGCGCTGCTGTGCTACTCGGCTCCCACGCCGGGTATCATGACTCCGTCCGCGGGCTACACGTTCAGCTGGACCGGCTACCTCGGTGCTGGTGCCAACGGCATGCGGATCAAGAAATTCCGCATGGAACACCTGGAGTCCGACCGCGTCGAAATCCAGTCCGCCTATGACCAGAAGGTCACGGCGGCTGACCTCGGCGCGTTCTTCGCCACGGTCATCGCGTGACGTAGGAGGCTGTCATGGCTCAACCCCAAAGACAGCCTTTTACGCCGAAGGGACCCTTTGTTGTGTCTCGTCCGTTCCGTTGGGCCGGGCGAGACTACAACGTTGACGAGGTGTTCCCCGCGCGTCGAATGGCTGTGGACCCCCGCCGACTTCGCCAACTCTGGGAACAGCGCAAGCTGATGATCCCGCTCGACGGCGAAGTTGAAGAAGTATCCTCGAGCGAAACGCTGCTCGGTTCCAACCTTTTGCCGGCCGTCATCACCGATACCGCCGGTTCCGAGCATCAACTCGGCGAGATCGTTCGGACGGCTTTCGAGAAAAGCGAACTCACCGTTGACCAGTGGAATGAACTGGCCGACGATGATCGCGAAGCTCGGCTTCAATCCGTAGTGGATGAACTCCTGTCCACTGACCCTGTGGTCGGCGAGGGCCAGTTCCTCTTCGATCCGGAAATCCACACGATTGACCGTGAAGGTCAGGAATACTGGATCGCCGATGAGGAAAACCTGCTCGTCCGTGTCCGCGCCGACATGGGCAAGTTGCTTGCCGACGCCAAGGAGAAAACCGTGGTGCCCGCCGAGAAAATCCTCGAATGGCCGGAGGACGACACTCCGGAGCCGGAACAGGAAGGCGACGAATAAGATGGGTGACACCCGGCATGTTATCGACCTTCTGGAGAAGTTCACCAGTCGTCAAGTAACGACTGTGGCTCGACGGATAACCCGCAATCTTCGCGACTCAACGCCGCGGAAATCGGGTTGGGCGGCATCCAACTGGGTGCCGTCTTTGGGCGGTACCTTGTCGGGCCCCGTCGGCTCCAAAACTGCCGTATCCTTCGCAGCTCAGAATGCGGGGATGCAAGCAATGAGTGGCTACCGTATTACGAGAACACCACCGCCCATCATCCAAAACTTTGTCCCCTACATCGACCTATTGAATGCCGGCTCCTCACTTCAGGCTCCGGCTTTGTTCGTTGAGAGAGCCATCTCCGATGCTATCGCGGCAACAGCGGGAGTACGAGGCAGATGACCCGAAATGAGTTTCGTGATCGAGTCTACAAAACCTTCATCGCGGGATGGGGTACCACCACTCCGTATGCCTTCGACAACGAGAACTACGAACCGCCTTCACCCGACAAGTCACCGAACTCCGGCACACCCTGGGTTCGCCTCGTCGTCAGACACGCGGACTCCAATCAAGCCACACTCGGCCCTGTGGGTTCTCGGAAATTCGAGCACGAAGCCAGGCTGATACTCCAAATCTTCACCGTGCCGAATACCGGGCTTCAACGCTCGGATGAGCTGGCCCAACTGTTCTTCGAGATATTCGACGAGGACATGGGTCGTAACGACGTCTTCGGTGGACACTCGTCCTATCGGGAACGTGGAACTGCTGAGGGCTGGCAAATGTCCGAAGCGTGGGTTGACTTCACATACCAAGAGACCCGTTAAAGGAGAACGCATCATGGGTCAGACAAAGACCAACAACTTCGCTCTCGCCTACGCTTTCGAGAGCACCACGCCGGGTGTACTTCCCGGCTCTCCCGTCTGGAAGCAGCTGGAACCGAACAACATCCCCACCTATGGTGCGGAGATCTCGACGGTCGAGCGTGCTCCCATCTCGAAGTCGCGTCAGAAGCGCAAAGGCAAAGTCAGCGACAAGTCGTCGTCGGTTGAAGTCGAGCATGATATGTGCCTTGACCCGTTCGATGACTTTGCGATGGCCTTCCTCGTCGCCAACTGGCAAGGCACCGCCGCTCAGGCGATCCTGTCCTGTGATGCCGATAGCTTCACCACCGCCAACAACGGCATCACCTTCACAGCGGGCGACCTCGTCCACGTCCGGGGTATGCTGAACGCCGCCAACAACGGCGTCCACGTTGTCAACGGCACCCCGTCGGCCACCGATCACCCCGTGGCTACCTCGCTCACCGCTGAAGGCACCGCACCGTCCGGTGCTGTCATCGAACGTGCTGGTATCCGCGGTGCGGCCGGTGACTTGGAAATCGACGCCAACGGTGACCTGATCTCGACGGTGCTCGACTTCACCACTCTTCCGCTGTTCCCCGGTCAGACCATCTGGATCGGCGGCGAGGCTGCGGCGAACCAGTTCTATCAGCAGGCCAACACCGGTGTGAACTATGGCTATGCTCGTATCTTGACCATCTCGGCCAATCTGATCGAACTCGACCATCGCTCGTCTACCTTCGTGGCTGACGACGGCACCGACACCGGTTCGGGCGGCACGGCTCGTTCCATCGACATTTTCTTCGGTCGCTTCCTTCGGAACGTATCTGTGGACGACAGCGACTACAACGAACGGACCATCCAGTTCGAGGGTGCCTATGCCAACCTCATGTCTGGTGGGGCCACCGGCTACGAGTACGCCATCGGCAACTACGCCAATGAAGTCTCGATCAGCTTGCCCGAAACCGATAAGTCCACGGTTACGTTTGGCTTCATCGGCATCGACACCGAGACCATCACCACCACCCGGAAAACCAACGCCGCGTCGGCATTGGCCCCGGTTCGGACCGACAGCTTCGGTACTTCGTCGGATATCGCTCGCCTTCGTATTCAGCGGGTCGACGAGTCCGGCCTGGCCACCTGCTTCAAGTCCTTGACGCTGACCTTCCAGAACAACGTGGAACCCGAGAAGTGCCTTGGCACTCTCGGCTCGCCCTACATCAACCTGGGCAACTTCTTCGTGAAGATGGAAACCACCGTCATGTTCACGGATGCCAACGTGATCGCCGCCATCCTGGCCAACGAAACGGTCTCGATGGACTTCGTTCTCGACAACGACGACGGCGCCATCCACTTTGACATTCCCGCTATGACGCTCGGCGGCGGCAAGCGTGAGTTCCCGGTCAACAAGTCGATTACCGCTTCTCTCACCGGCGATGCCTTCGGTGACTCGGTCTTCGATGCGTCGATGATGATCTCGCTCTTCCCGTTCGTTCCGGCCTAAGAGACGCCTGCGCAGGCGGGGGCGGTGGCGTAGTCGGGTTCGTCGCCGCCCCACCCAACCCGATAAACCCGAAGGAGAAACCGACAAATGACCGACTTTAACCTTACCCAGTATGAAGTGACCGACCGCAATTCGGTCAAGTACTCAATCGGCTCCATCACCATGAACGGCGAGACGCCCTGGCTTATGGTGAAACCCGCCACCGAGTCCAACAAACCCTTCGCCAAAGCTCAGCTGCTTCGCTCGAACAAGCGCGCTCGTGCGGCCGGAGCCCGCGGCATGACCCTCGAAGGCCTCGACGCCAACCGTGCCGATGACCGTGAGCTCTACCCGCTCTTCATCATCACCGGCTGGGGCAATGTCTTCGACACCAACCAACAGCCTGTGGCTTTCAGCCAGTCCGTTTGCAAGGAGTTCATCGCCCAGCTCCCCGCCTGGATTTTCGATGACATCCGTGTCTTCTGCTCGCAGGCCTCCAACTTCGTGAATGTGGCCACCGACGATAGCTTGGTCGACAAGGACGCGGTGGGAAACTAATCCTCGAGAGGTTCCAATGGGAGTTAAGATATTCCGAAGAAGGCTACGTGATCCGCACGAAGCTGGAGCGGAACATCGAACCTCCCACTTGGTTCTTCGAGAGACCCGACCTTCTTCCGGGTCAAAACTTCTACCTAGAAGCCTTCGATCAACTAACGACCTGTCGCTTCGTAGGCGGCGGGTCAATTGGACGAATACCCTGGACGGCCCTGTGGAAATACTCGGAAGCTCATGGTATGTCAGAGGAAGAGTTCAAGTTGTTTCAGCATGTCATCAACTGCATGGATACCTTCTATGTCCAGTGGGTGATCGAGAACTCCAAAGGAGCCGGGGATAATGGCTGATTTTGACATTAACCTAGTCATCAAAGATGGTGTGGCCATCGGCCAAATCCGGCAGGTTAGGAACGAGCTCGACAAAACCGAAAAGAAGGCGCTGTCAGTTCGTTCCGCCATCCGAACGCTTGGCATCGGCATCGGTGTCACCCAGGTGGTTCGGGAATTCATCAGCCTCAGCAACGCTTCGTCCACAATCGAGAACCGGTTAAAGCTGGTGGCCGATACTGTGGGCGATACCGAAGCTGCTTTCCAGAGACTTAGAGATATCTCCCGTCAAACCCGCTCGCCACTGGAAGAAAACGTCGCTCTGTTCCAGCGAGCAGCCCAAGCTCAACGAGAACTAGGAGCCAGCAATGAGGACCTCTACAAGTTCGTCCAAGCCACAGGTACTGCTCTTGCCATCCAGGGCGGCACCGCAAACACTGCTCGAGGCGCGCTTATCCAGCTCTCGCAGGCGATTGGCGCCACCGTCGTGCGAGCAGAGGAATTCAACTCCATCCTCGAGGGAGCCCTACCCCTCGCTCAGGCAGCAGCTCGTGGGATTGATGAAGCGGGTGGCTCTGTTGCTCGTCTGAGGCAGCTCGTCATCACGGGTAAAGTCTCGTCGAAAGAGTTCTTCCAAGCCATCGTCGAACAGCAAGAGTATCTTCAGGAACTCTTCGCCAAGACTGAACCCACGTTGTCCCAAGCTTTTACAGTTCTGAGAAACGAAGCCATCGCCACCTTCCGAGTATTCGATCAGGGTACTGGTATCACGACCATCCTGGCCAACGTCATTCTGCTTGTGGCTGATAATCTTGAGTTGGTTGCTCGAATACTCGCCGCCGGTACCATTGCCGCCGGCCTCCTGGCCATTCCGACGATCATCGGCTACATCACAACGGCTGTCTATGCTCTTACAGCCGCCATCGCGGCTAATCCCCTCGGGGCACTCCTCACCGCGCTAACTGTGGGCATCAGCTTGCTTATCGCCTTCGGTGACAAGATGAGTCTGCTGGGCGAAGGCGCTGCCACAGTTGCCGATTTTATGGTGGTTGTGTGGAACCGAGCCATGACCTTTATCGGTGGACTATTCAATTGGGTTGGTTCCGTGTTTGATGCGGTGTTTGGCACCAAGATTGACGGCTTCACGTTCGGTGGTTTCATCAAGAATGCCGCCTACGCCATCGACTGGGTAGTCGCTCTCTTCAAGGGTGCCGGCGCCGCCGTCGTTGCGATCTGGGAAAATGGTGCGGCACTCATCGAACGTGCACTGCTCACCGCCTTTGCCAATGCGGCCAAAGGCGTAGAGGCCTTTCTGAACTTTGCGATCAAGGGCCTTAATGCGTTGGGTGCCAATATCGAGGAGTTCGACTTCAGCGCCGCTATCTTTTCCAAGCGTGACGCGGTCCTCAATGGCCAAAACGTGGGTGAGGCATTCTCAGACGCCTTCGCAACATCACTCGAGAACGGATCAGCTCAAGCCGCTGTCCAATCTATCTTCGATGAAGCAGAGGAAAGAGCTCAGGCTCGAAAGGATCGGGATGAAGCCGCTGCAGTTCCACCCATCCCGCCCAGTACCATTGAGAGCTTCAGCAATGCCGGTAAGGCTGCCGGCGGTGCCAAGAAATCCTTTGCTGAACTCTACGCTGAGATGGAGCGCGACGCTGAGGCACTCACCAAACTCGGTCAAGAGCAGGACATCTACAATAAGCAGATGGAGATCGCCGAGAAGATCGGCCGTTCGCTTACTGCGGCTGAAGCTGAGGCGGTGGCGCAGATGGTTAAGAAAATTGAGGTGCTCCAAGCCGCGTCTGATATCTATGACGACCTCACCGGTCGGATGCGCGAATACATGAACACTCAAGCCGCGCTCAATCAGCTGCTATCCACAGGTGCGATCAGCGAACTCGAAGCAGCTGTGGCTCTCTCAAGAAACCAACTCGTCCAAGACTTGGCCGAACTCGACAAGTCGCTCGGTGGTAGTTTTGCCTATCAGGCTGAAATTCAGGCCGTTAGAGATATGGCCGCTGAGCGAACCCTGATCCTTCAACAGGCTCGAGAGGCTGACCTCATCAATGAGGAAGACTACCAAGCTCGACTCCGGGCATTGACCGCTGCCACTAACCGCGAACTCATCAAGGTCGAAGCTGATCGCTGGGACTTTGCCATTCAATCAGCCTCCGATAGCTTGGGCTCGATCCTCAGCTACCTGGAACAATACGGCGACAAATCGAGCGGTACCTACAAGGCCATCTTCCTAGCGCAGAAAGCTTTTGCGATTGCGGAAGCCACCGTCAACACCGCTCGTGCTGTGTCCAACGCACTAGCCGCGCCGTTCCCGCCACCAATTCCTCAAACCCTTGCCACCGCTGCTGCTGTGGCTGGTGGTGCTCAGATTGCGGCTATCATCGCCACCACAATCACCGGCCTTAAAGAAGGCGGTATCATCGGTCAGGTTCGCGGAGCCGGTGGCCCCAAGGACGATCGAGCTGGACTGTTCGCGCTGTCCAACGGGGAGTTTGTCGTCAACGCTGAGGGCACCCGGGACAACCTTGCATTGCTAGAGGCTATCAACCGCGGTGCCGACATCCGTGGTCTGCTTGCCGAAGGCGGTACTATTCGGAATGCCGATCTCCCGCAACTCCGGAACGCCGGTCGCAGTGACGTTGACAACGTGGCGGCTAGCCGGCCCAATCGTTCTCAGTCCGAACCGCCGAATGTGGAGGTCCCCGTTAATATCATCAACGTGGACAAGAAAGAAGCTGCGCTGTCGGCTATGGCCTCTCAGGGCGGCAAGGACGTGATCTTGAACATGCTCGAAAATGACGCCCCGAGATTTAGGGCCGTTCTTGGATTAAGGAACTAATCATGACCTTCACTTCCGGCAGCTGCCTTACCATCAACGAGTTCCTCGACGATCTCATGGTCTATGCCCAAGCTCAGGGCTGGACGCTTCTTCGAGGTTCCGCTTCACTCAGTGACTCCGGGGTGTTTCCGCTGTCCACCCGGTATCTTCGAGTGAAAGTGGCCAATGCTCTAGCCAACGTTGGTCAATCCGAGTCCTCCTCCACCATGAGAATAGCCGGCATGACCATCCGCGCTACTGCGGGCGGTGCGGATTTGTCTCTGTCTTCCGCTAATCTCACCGCCTCAGGTTATGATGATATTAGCCACCCACCCGCCAATGTTCTGGATGGCCTTACCACCACCCAGTGGTATTGTGAGCCGGATGACGTGGCCTACCTCTACTACGATTTTGGTGCCACCCAGACCATCCGAGAATTTACCTTCTCCGCTGAGTCCACCTCCGGCACTCTTATGCCCCGAGACTTCGAGATTGCCCGTTCGGACGACGGCATTAACTGGGACACGGTTCATGTCTTCCCCACAGTGTCTTCCTGGACAGCTGGTGAAACCAAGACGTTCACGCTACCCGTGGACACTTCGAACTTTGCATCGAGCACAGCTTCGGGTGGTGTTCGTCGGCCTGTGGAGTACTGGCTCCAGGGTCCCGGCTATGATGCTGCTCGTCGAGTATACCTCGGCTTCCGTAGTCACTACGACCTGGTTACCGGCTACGGCGGGATCGAACTCAATGCCGCTACGGCCTTTGACAGTAACGAGCTCTTCGAGAACCAGGAGAACTGCGTATCGGACTTCCCACGGGTCAACGTCTATACCGGAGGTGAGACATGCAATTACTGGATATACATCAGTAGTATCCGCATCATCGGCGTTCTTCAAACGGCGGCCGGTGACTACGCCTGCTTCTACGCCGGCTTCCTCGCGGCATTCGGTAATCCGGACGAATACCCGTTCCCGTTGTTCCTGGGCGGTACCACCACGGAGACGCTCGACAAAGCCTGGGATACGGTCAACGCCGCGAACTCGAACTTCTGGGACCCCGGCACCACAGGTGCTCGAGTTATGGATCAGCTGGGTGTTTGGCAGAACGTGGGCAACCAGGCCAACACCAGCGGCACCTTCATCGACCCCATCGCCAATCCGTCCTACTTTATTTGGCCCTGGCACCTGGGTTATGCCAATACTCAGTCGATGCCCTATTCCCTTTCGGGAAACACCAACGGTAACAGCAACGGCCACTGGCTTGAAGCAATCCAGCCGACACTTCAGAACGATTTGCCAGTGTTTGATGCCCTTGTTTGTGGCATTACCTACGGCTACCTCGGAACTCTTCAAGGTGTTGTGGGTATTCCGGGCGGCGGCCTTCTTGTTGCCGAGGACGTCATCACCATCAACGCAGCCAACTATGATGTGTTCCCCAACCGAACCCGACGGCTGGGCAACCACTGGATCGCCATTGCGGAGTAATAAATATGGCTTATGCAACGAGCAGCGGAACCCTGACCCAGATGATCGCCGCCATGGCGACCTTCGCTTTGGCAAATGGCTGGACCGCTCGAACAACTGCCGCCCACAGGTACTGGAGCGTCCTAGGTAAGACCAAGGACAACTCGGGCAGCAGAGATACTCGCATTACCCAGTTCCTTATGTCTGAAACCTCCGGTGGTGTAAACGTAATCACCGGCGGTACCGCCACGGCCACCAACGGTGTAGCCGCCGACGCCGCTGTAGCGCCGGGCGTTTGGGTATGCACAGACTCCGTCGAGTCTCGATGGGTCTACGATCTCGGCGGAGCGGTTACCAAGAACGTCGTGGAACTAAAAGTACAGTTCGAAGCCCTGGACAACTCCTATCAATTCATGGCTCTCGAATTCTCCGACGATGGTTCAAACTGGGAGACGCTTATTGCGTGGGCACCGAACACCACCGCCGTCAACGAACTCTTCACCGGCCTGTGGGTCAATACGTTCTGGCCGCTTTCCCCCGACGGTGGCGACAACTACTTCAATGTGGTGGTGGATGAGCAGCAGACGGCTACCGGTTATGATGAGGTAACGGGCGGTGCTTATCCTGTCGATCCCATATGGGTTGTTCACTTCAACCTTGGGAAGGATAGAGTGCTCCCCCTTGACGGCACCTCTGAGCTGTATCTACCCACCGACGTAATCGACGAGTGGCATTTTTTCAATGACTCCACCGTCTCCAACCATCTCCACGTTGCTTTTCGCATTACCTATCTGGGTAATACCTATTGGTATCATGTATCCATGGGTGAGGTCGATCAACGCGGCATGTCCCACGTGGGCATGTGTTACATGTCCACTTCCCGAATGTTGCCCTGGGCCGAAGCCGCCGATGGCAGTATGGCCAGTCGAGGCTATAGACATAACACGTTATACCGAAGTGGTTACCTTATGGGTGGTATCGAGGAGTCGTCCTTTACCTACGATGAGGCCATAGGGGACTCCTCAGTCCAGTATCGCTTCAGCCAAACAGGCGGTGCGTACCCCCAGGCCAATGACGGTAACTGGCCTAGTCACACTGGAGTTCAGTTTGAGGGCAAGAAACTAGTACCCACAGCGCTTGCCAAGATTAGCCTCAACCCCGGCGTTGACCAGGTTAGTTTAGCCACGAGTCCTGCACCTCCGGCGCTGGGTGGTATTGGCTGGTCGGTTCTTGCTCACCCCACGACCGGCTTTGTATCGCTGGGAACCCTACCTTTTATCATGGCTAACGCCAATGCCGCTACGGCAGCTGCCGAGTGGTGTGCGCTGGGTGAGTTCCCCAACGTTAGGACCGTTCGCATCGACTCCATTGCTGTAGGCGGTGAGATCACCGTTGGCGCTGATACCTGGAAGTGCTTCCCGCTTCTTCGGAAAACTACGGCGGCTCAGCTCATCAATAATCCCCGAGTGGCTCAATCTGGTGCTGTGGGCATCGCCTATAAGAAGGTATAAGCATGGGCTTTTTCAGTGTTGGCTCCGATGCTCTAGCCGCCGCTTTCTCCGGTGGTGCCACATCCGGCAACGATGGCTTCATCGGTATTAACTCTCAATACTTCTATGCGTTAGCAGCGGCCTATGTCGCTGAAAGCGTTTCCGAGTCCGTAGATGCTTCAACGCCCGGTGCTAATCCGGACATTGTAAACTTCAAGTCTCTTAATTTCCATCTCTCGTCCAGCCCCCATCGAGAGTACCACTATCGGTTTATCGCCGTCCCCAATCCGCTCGTGGTTAATAATCCGCAATACAACTCCAATATCCCGTGGCATCTGTGGAATACCTTCCCCAACCCCGACTCGGTGGTTCTGGCTACCATTACAGGTACCTCAGTGGTGACCTCGCCCGATTTCGGAGTGGCGGTTAACATCTATGATTTTGAATGGGCGGAATACAACATCCAGATTGCCCCAGGTGAGTCAACCATCGACGCCGATCTTACTGGTACCTATACTCAGGGCAGCTTCGTTCTGGATATCATCGGCAACCTAGTCATCGACCTCTACCTGCTACCCGAAACCGTCAGTGAAACCTGGACGTGGGTTACCAGTGTCAATACCGCGTGGGACTCCACAGAGCAGCGTGTTCGTCACATGCCCGGTCCGAAGCGTAACTTCGAGATGTCGTTCAAGACCGACCGCGATCTTTTCCTGGAGTTTGCCTATCGACTTCACCTATCGGTTATCGGAACTATGGCAGTCCCCTATTACCAATACGGAACTAGGCTTACTGCGGATAGTCCAGCGGGCACCAATCAACTCTACTTCAACGTAGACTATGCTAACCTTCAGGTTGGCGATCAAGTCTATATCAAGTTTGAAAAAACTGACGACTCCACCGCGGTCATTCTTGAGGTTGCGTCCTTTACGGCTAACGGTTGTCTTGTAACTGGTACCACGCCGTCCGATCTCAAGAAAGGCATGATTATCTGCCCGATGTTCGTCGCCTATCTTGACGATCCGTCTCAGAACTTTAACTCTTACACCGGCACGATGAACCTTCGAGGTCAAGTCGTTGACCGCACCCGGTTCCTTGAACGTGACCTGTCGGCAGCTACACTCGATACCTTCAACTCGAAACCGGTCATGAACCGGTCTCAGTTGGCCAATGCCACCGAGAAGCCCACCACCCGCTTTGACCAATTCGACTCCGGCTTTGGTGCTCAGAACCGAGTGTCGTCCTGGCCGTACCAGAAATTCGAGCGTGGTGTTCGTGGCTTCTCACCCTTGAAGGGCGACCTGGCGGAATTCGACTGGTGGATGCTTTTCTTCGACACAGTTGCTGGTTCCCATAAGCCCTTCTACCTACCGTCTCAGATGCCCGATCTCCTTGTCGCCACCCCGCCGACCGACGGCTCCAGCACGCTTCTGATCCACGGCAATCGGTATGCCTCGGCTTATCTCGGCAACCCTATCTATGCTCAGATCGAAATTGAATTTGCTGATGGGACAATTCTCTGGTATAATGTTGATGACGCGATAACCCAATCCGACGGCAATGACCTACTCTATCTTGGTAGCACACTACCGCTCGACGTGGAAACCAACACGATCAGCGTGGTTCGGTATCTCTATCAAGTTCGATTGGCCACTGACGAAGTTCGAGTTGAGTTTCGGAACAATCGCGTCTACTTCAGCTTCTCAGTGATGGGGACAGCCAATTGACCTATGATGCCCACGAAACCTCCGCCTCTGATGGCTACGTAGTTGAGCTATTCGAGTTCATCGGAACCTTCAACACCTACCGCTACACGAGCTTCGCTCGGGACTACACCTATCTTGGAGATGTTTACACGGCCATAGCTGGCCTACGCAGAAAGACAGTCAAAGCCACCACATCGGACGGCGCTTCGTCCAGCGATCTTGAACTGGAAATGCCCTTTGACCTACCTGTGGCAATCGAGTATGCCTTCACAGACACGCCCCCTCAGCTGAACTTTACACTTTACCGAGGCCACGTCTCCGATCCCGATGGAGAGTTTCGAGTTATGTGGACCGGCGAAGCCTCCACGTGGAGTGTCAAGGGCCGACAGGCTTCGTTGAAAATCCCCAGTGCCTTTGCTGTGGCTCTTGACAATATCATCCCCTCTCGACGTTGGCAAGGACCTTGTAATCACCTTCTATATGATGGCCGTTGTGCTGTTGTAAAGGCTGCCTTCAGCACCATCACCACCATCACCGCATTCTCCACCAACCAGGTATCTGTGGCGTCTTTGAGCTGGTCCGGAACCGAAGGCATCGGCGGAGAGGTTCTTAATAACTCTACCGGTGAGCGCCGCACCATCATCGCCCACAGCGGTACTCTGATCACCCTCAAGCTGCCGTTCAGTCAGCTGACAATCGGTGATAGCGTTACTGTCTCGATGGGCTGTGATCATTCCGCCGCCACGTGCCGCGATAAGTTCAGCAACCTCGACAACTTCGGCGGCTTCCCGCTGATCCCGTCGCTTAACCCGTTCGGGAGCACTCTACGATGATCCTCAACTATCTTCTCATCATGGTGGTATCTGCAATCATCTTTGCATTGCTGATCCCGCCCATTCAAGTGGAGAATGCCCGAGCTGGTGAGTTCGACGAGAACTCCTTTCCGAAGTCCAGCGAAAATGCCCCCGTTCCGTATCTAGTGGGCCAAGCCCGCATCAACTCACCCAACACCCTATTCGCCGGTGAATTCCGGTCGGTGCCCATCACGGAAAAGGTCAAGACTGGACTATTCAGCAGCCAGAATGTGATCGTCGGCTATCAGTATTACGTCACCCTCGACCTGGGACTATGTCTTGGTGATGCCATAGGCTGCACCCTCCATGAGATATTCATCGACGAGGAGAGCGTGTGGACAGGGACGGTCACCGACGACACTCCTTTCTCCATCGACGCTCCCGATCTCTTCGGGGGTTATAAAAGTGGCGGCGGTTTTTCAGCTACATGTCGCTTTTACCCTGGCACCTTCTCCCAGAACAAAAACGCCTACATCGACGGGTTAGCCTCAAGCAACGGCCTTCTTCCCGACTACAAGGGCATCTGCCACATAGTTTTTGAGGACGCCTACATCGGTGAGTCGCCCCAGCTCCGCAAGATTGGTTTCGTAGTTTCACGGATGACCAACGAGCTTGGTCTTCTCAGCGGCAAAGAGATCATCAACACCACGACGGTCAATCTGGCCGAAGCAATCTATGCTGGTCTCATTGACGACTGGGGCGGTCTTTCTGTTGATCCTACACTGATCGACGCCACGAACTTCACCGCCGCTGCCGACACCTTCTATAATGAGAGCAACGGCGCCGCGGGTATTATCTTCACCGCTAAGGATGGCAAGAGCTTTGTTCAGGAGCTACTTCGTCAGGGTGACACTATCCTCACCATCGACCCAACCACTGGTAAGATGATATTAATACCTCTTCGTCATGACTACACCGTTGGTTCACTACCGATCTACAATGAGAACTCGATTATCAGCGTGGAGTCATTCAGCCAGACCCTGTGGCCGGAACTTGTCAGCCAAGTAAAGGTGGGCTACAAAGAGGAGTCCAATAACTATCAGGATGCCACAGCCCAAGATCAGGACCTGGCCGTTGCCGCGATCACCGGTCGGCTGAAAACCGTTCAGCTGACCATGCCGTTCGTCAAGAAGGGTGCGCTCGCAACTCAGATCGCCGGTCGAGAACTGAACCAGCTCTCCCAGCCCACCGCAACGGCAACGCTGAAGTTCAAGCGTGACGCCTACAACCTGCTTCCAGGTTCCGTATTCCGCTGGGCTTGGGACGACTACGGTATCACTCAGATGGTGATGCGGGTTAAGAACGTTACGGATGGCGATGACCTCGATCCGTCCTTCCGAGTTGAGGTTGTCCGTGATCCCTATGGCGATATCTATACCACCTTCGCAACCCCTACACCGGGGCCAACCACCAACATCACCAAGTCGCCAACCGCTGTAACGACCTATCTGGCCATGGAGTCGCCGGAATTCCTGATCGTCAACGCCGGTTATACCCCTGTGGCCGGCGATCCCTCGTATCTGCTTCTACTGCCTGAGCCAGCCAACTCAGCATCGGTCTCAGTGTCAGCCACCGTTGAGGGCTTCACTGCCTTCCTAGACAAGCCATTCCCAACCACCGGCTTACTGGTTGGGGCCATCGACATACTTGATGGCTTCGCCGCTGGCGAACTCACAACCGTAGTCATCGACCTTGGCACCGCAACCTTCCCGTATGCCGACAGTGATGCCACCGGCGTTCGTAATGGCCTGAACCTCATCGTCATCAATGGCGAAATACTAGGCTTCGAGACCTACACCGACAATCTCGATGGTACCTACGATCTTGAGACTGTCCACAGGGGTCTGCTCAATACCAAGCAGGCTTCACATGCTGATGGCGACACGATCTTCCTCCTGGATGATTTCGGCTATGTCTCGGCAGCATGGGAGGACGAGGCTGATACGCCATCGGCCGTGAAGTTCATACCGTCCTCCGGGGTTGTTACAATGACGCCGGCCAGCATCACGCCCATCAACGTTACCATCTATGGTGGTTACACTCGACCGGACCCACCCGATTATACTCAAGTGGAGGCTAGTCGAACCTTTGATCTACCGGATGATGGTGCTAGCATAACTGTGGACTGGAGGGCCCGTGATAAATCACTGGGTTCCATTCAGTTGATTGGTGATGCTGCCGACACTGTATCCGGAATGACCTACAACCTCTATCTATTTGATCTAACAACGGGTGGAGGTGCCATTCATACCCAGCTTGCTTTGGCCACATCTTCTCACACATTCAACTTGCCTTCGGGTAGGGCGGGACATCTGATGGAACTTAGGGTATATTCGGTAGTTGGAGGAAGAACCAGTGTTACCTTTGATTTCTATCGGTTTACCGTAAGGCCGCCGTTTGAAATGTTACTTGAAGGCGACGCGCAATCCGGTACCGATAAGCTACTAACCGAAGGCGATGCTCAGACAGGAACGGATGTCCTTGAACTTGAGGGCGATGAGGCTTAAGGAGATACATCAATGGCCGACAAAAACATCACAGCTCTAACCGCTGCCTCCGCACTTGACGGTTCCGAGCTAGTTATACTCACGCAGGGCGGAAACAGTCGAAAAGCCACCATTAAAGAAGTGGCTAGTGCTCCACAAACAATCAAGCTGGCAGGTTACTTCCCGGGTTTACCCACGACCGATCAGCTCATGGCCCAAATCGTTTTTGCTTCAGCTCAGTCCATACCTGTGGGAGCAACAGGAGCTCGAGGCTATGTGGGTACACAAGGTACGGATGGTACTACCACGTTCAAGATACAGAAAAATGGTGTTGATGTGGGTACCATGCAATTTGCGATCTCAACTAGTACCGCCACTTTCACGGTATCATCTCAGGTGGACTTTGCCATTGGAGATGTACTTCAGCTAGTTGCACCCACCACACCAGATAGCACTCTAGCGGACGTGTCCTTCACTTTCCTACTTCCCGCCACATAAGGAGAAGATGATATGGCCATACTTTTTGCAGGGAACTCGATGGCCGGGTTCTACACCAACGACATCGCCAAGGTCGGGTTCGATACTACGGCCGGGAGGTTTGACAGCACCTATGTCCCCGGTGGACTTTCCGTCAGGGATCAAGGGTCTGGAGCAAAACTCGCGACGAGGCACATCGCTTCCCCGTTGATGGAGGGGTGGGCCCACTTCGAAACCTATTCTTCAGTGACCGGAAGCTCCAATGATTTCGGCGTCCTTGGGCTGGAAAACGCCAGCAGTGTTAGAATCTTCGAGTTTAGTGCTTCCAACAACTTCATGACGGTCGGGTTTGTCAGCGTGGACAACACTGGCGGTGGGGGCGCCCTCAGTGGCTCTGGCATGTCGGTGCTGATGGACGGAACTACGCTGGTTCGGTGGGACCTCTATTTCAAGTTCGCAGATTCCGGTGGGAGGTTTCAACTCTATCGTGATGGCGTCTCGGTCTGGGATTGGACTGGAGATAACCTGCTTTGGGCTCATGGGGGCGTGGCCGGTCTCTACTTCAAGGGGCCCGATAGTGGGACCACTGCGGTTCGTGTCGTTTCTCAGGTGATCCTCGCCGATGAGGACACCCGGAATCTACGATACAACTTCTTGGCGATCACCGGTGCGGGGGCGACCAACACCTTCGTAGGCGGAGCTTACACGGATGTGGACGAGAACGGCGCTGCAAATGATGCGGACTACGCCACCTCCGATACCGCTGCTCAGGTACTACTAGCCGATCATGCCAGCATGGTGGTTGGAAAAACCCCGAAAGCCGTATCGGTTAATGCAAGGGCTTTCACCACAGCAGGTGCACCCACGCAAGCGAAATTAGCTCTTCGTTCCGGAGGGGTTAACTACCTGTCAGCTGCAAAAACAGTGGACACTGGTGCTTTTGGACCAATTGGGGAAGTATGGAACACTGACCCCAACACGTCTAGTGATTGGTCGGAGGCTGGCGTAAACGCCATTAACTCCGGTGTGGAGACTTCGGCATGACCGTTGATGTCTCTCAAATTGAAGCCGGTGCCGTGGTTTATGAAATGGATCCCGGTTTATCATATCTTTCTCAAGTTGAAGCCGGTGTGGTAGTCTACGGCACGAACCCCGGTCTTTCATACTTCTCTCAGATTGAGACGGGTGTCGTGGTGGATATCTCGGCTCAGGGCAGTGGAACCATACCAATTATCCTAATGATGTGAGAGGCTAGCCTGGAAGGGATCCGGGTTTTCGCGTATCGCAACGCATGAAGGGCCCTCCGGGGCCCCTCTTCGTTTATCTGACGTGATCTTAGGTGCTGTTAGATCGTGCTAGATGCGTCAGGATCGACGTTTCACGCGCGCGACGTATCACGATGACGACGCGAGAGAACGCGATCTAGGGCGCCTCTCAAGGACGCCACGAACAATTCCGCTGACCGTAAAGGTTCTGAGCGGTCATATTGTCAGCCAACTGTTCTTCCCCGTTGTCATACAGGTAGTCCACAGTGGAGCCATGTGCCGGCCTCATCGGCTTGGCAACATCGCAGAAGTCACCCGCCACGCACCCAGCGCTTGAGAGTAGCACGACGGTCAGCAGCAGACATTGAACGGACTTCTTCATCGGTCTTGATCCTTTCTCGAATAGCATTGAGGTTTTGAAGTTCCTGCTCGACACGAGCACTCCGCTTACCCATTCGATACATGGTTGACATGACAAGTGCTACGATGGCCAGGATAATCAGCCCTGTGGAGATTGTTCTGCCGAGCTTGGTGCCAAGCAGATTACCGATCAGCCAAGGTATCATCATTGCCTCCACGGAAGAACTGATAGTAGACCACCACGCCGACGATGGCAGCGACGCCCACAGTTGCCATTGTGCCGGTGATCCCGAACCCATCGAAGAAACCCATAACCGAGTCACGAACTCCTGAAGCGTATTCGATGACTTGCATGAGGACCAAGCCGCTGGCGATACCCGTCGCACCTGCACCTGTTTTGCTCTTGGTATCGGCGGCTTTCTTCTCCCGCATGTCGGCGGTCTTGTCGTTGATCGTTTCCCACGTCATGGGTCCAGCCTTACCGTCGACCACCAGCCCGTTGTCCTCCTGGAATTTCCGAACAGCTGCCTTCGTTACCGGGCCATAGTCGCCGTCAATCTTCCCGGTCTCATATCCCAACTGGGACAACGTTTCCTGGAGACGACGAGTCGATTGGGAACCGACATCCATCTCGCCAAGTGTTTTCCATGCCTGAATAAGTTCTGTGGCGTAGTTGTTCTCCTTCCACTTAGGACCATTATATCGACGAGCGAAGGTCTCCACAGACTTCCTGTCCGGGATATTATTGAGGAAGGGCACCAGACCGTTGGTTTGAAGGAAGTGAACGACAATCTCAGTCTGACCGGCGAACCCCGACATGGCGGTGTTGGCTAAATCCGTTGCCGAGTGATAGCCGAGTGCCTCAGCGTTGAACCCCATGACCTGGCCCCAGCCCCATGAAGTCGCCGCACAGGCCGCTTCCTTGTCAATCGCCATCATCTGACCGAAGAAGCGATAGCGACCTTCATAGGATCGAGGCAGCTTGATTGCACCACGCTTGGGGTGTGCGAGTCCTTGACGAACGGCCCGCTGCTGTTTCGCCGGATCATGCGCGAGCTGCTTGTAGAAGTGATGTGTCTCCGGTCGAATAGCGGGCATTTGCTTTCCGCCCACTTCCCAGTGCGATCGACCCTGGCTTTCTTGAACGCCCAGCGCCATCAGGCATCGGCTCTTGATGCCAAACTTCTCGGCCACTTTTTTCAAATCGGCCTGTTCTTCAGGTGTAAACATGATGGTTCCTTACTTGGGGTTAACCTGGCTCATCAAGTTATGGATGGCTCGGGATAGGAAGTTATGATTGGGGTAGAATGATATGGTGAGCCACGTCCAGCCATCTCGATCCCTCACCGACAGGTGGAGAAAAGCTGAGTATAGGTGACAGTATGCCGCCCACACTGTGGCAATCGAGAACATCAAGTCGAAAAAACCTCCATAGGTTCGAAGGAAGTCCGTGAATGTCTGAGCACCCACGAGTTGACCAAATCGACCGATAACTTTCCAGAAGAAGGCATTCATAGAAATGGAGGTAAAACCAACCACGATGCCATGCGAAAACCAGGTCTCCGCCTTCTTTCGTTCCTTGTGCCTGATGATACCCCTCGCAGTATCCCAGTAAAGGTGGATAACCAAGGCCGAGAATAGGATGATGAGCATACCGGAGAAGGCGCTCACGAAGTCATTGAGGAAGTCGATCATTCCGCGTTACCCGTGCTGTTTCTTGTGGTTCGCTTCGAGCATAGCTCGCATGAGATCTGTCAGGTTCTTGGCGGCTCGATCCGCTGCTTCTTTATTTTTGGTGGCCTTCTCTCGAAGCTCTTTTCTTTCTTCGGGTTCTATGATACTTACACCACGGATGCGATCAACTAATTTCATTTGTCTCTCTCCAGTCGCACCCGGGAGATTTCGGCCAGCGTATTAAGAGTGGATGTGTTCCTCTCAATCGCCTGAATACTGGTCTTCAAGTCCTCCCGGCTTTGGGCCCGTAACTCGGCCATATCCTTCCGGTAGAAGTAGATGACTAGCAATAGCAAGACAATGCTGACGATGGGCAATGCGTCTATGCCCTTATTTAGCAACAGCTCAATTATCTTGACTAAACTATCTTCCGACATCTCTTTCCCACCCGGAAGGCCGATGGCATAAATATACCAGACAATGGTGCCACGGTCAAATGCCAAGAAACCACCGCCGGATTTCTTCGACGGTGGCTCCTCTCAGGAGGTGGGTGGGTGTGACGACATGGCAGTCGATAGCATGAGTATGCGACAAATCAAACTAGGTGTCAACTATGAGAAAGGGGCCCACGGCGGTGATGCCATGGACCCCATCCCCGGGTCGGTCGCGGCGAAGACGATTACTTCTTGGCTTTCGCCTTCGTCTTCGTTTTCTTCGGCGCGGCTTCTTCATCGCCTTCATCGTCCTTGTCGGCCTTGGCCGGCTTGTCGGACGACTTCAGCTGTTTGACGACGGCCTGAAAGTCCTTCTGGGTTTTCCAGCCGTAGGAACGGCCGGTCTTGTCGATGCCGGCGGAGCGCAGCTTGACGCGAACGGACGCGGGTTCGATGCCGAGTTCTTCAGCGAGTTCCGGAACGCCGTAGGGCAGCTTTTCTTCGGTCGACTTCGCTTCCTTTTCTTCGGTCGCGGCGGCGGCTTTCTTGGCCATGGTGTGTTCTCCTCACGTTTAGCCGGGTTTTCATTCTCGTCAGGACGGATTTCGAGACGGAACGTTTTTCTTTTAACGCAAGCTGAATATCCTCGTCAATAGAATTTTTTGCCATCAGATAGTAGTATACCACCTGCCTAGTTTGTCCGCGTCGGTAAATTCGCGCTTTTGATTGCTGAAAATCAATGGAGGAGTGACCCGTTGAGTAGAAGATACCGACGTTGGCACTATAGAGGTCGATGCCAACGCCACTCCTGATTTGACAGATCACCACGTCATACTTGCCACCCTGGAAGTCCTGTTGAACCTGTGGACGTATCTTCTTATACTTTCGACCACCACGGATTACCGCAGTTCTGAGCCCCACTCGCTTACACTCCCTTTGAATGGACTCTATCTCCGGTATATACTTGCAGAAGATAACCATCTGCTCCTTTCGATGACGCTCGAGTATCGGCCTTAGCCTTCGAGTTTTGAAGGAGCTAATCTTATGAACCTCATGGTCTTCGTCATAAATAAATCCGGATGCAATCTGCTGTAGTTTAACTGTCTTGGTTACGGGAAGTTGAGCTGCTAGAATCTTGTCCTTTAACTCCACAATTAGGTGGTCCTCCATCATGTCATACTGACGGCGGAGGTGATCGGGCATTTCCACAGGTACTCGAACGTGGCGAGGCGGTATAAGGTTCAGCACTTCATTAGTCACCACCATCACCCAGGGCTTGATGAGTGCCTCGAAGCGCTTCTGCTTTCGAGTGTCGAACTTTCGCTTATATCCCATGTAGCCAGTAGGTAGTAGGTACTCGGCGTCGAAGTCCGACCATACGTCACCAAATACATCCGGCGCGAAGAAGCGGAACTGAGCCCAGTAATGAATGGGGTCGCCGTCGTCGGGAGTACCAGACAAAGCGAATTTGTGATCCGATTGATAGCGAAGTTGACGCAGAGCTCTTGAGGACTCGGATGATCGGTTCTTCGCTCGCTGAGACTCGTCAGCAAATATGAACGTCCATTTCTTTCTGGCTAATTTCTTCGCGTGTTTGACCAGGTACTCATAGTGGATAACCAGCATTTTGGGCTTGGGTAGTTTCTTATATTCTTCCCAATCGCTGGTAATATGGAGGTCAGGAAACTGGTTTCTTAGGCCTTTTAGCCAAGTGCTTTCGAGGTTTACCAGAAGGGATACGATCAGCCCCTCCACCTGTGGCTCTCTTAGCTTTAGCTGGTCGATGATCCCGAAGCTTACCCAGGTCTTCCCCGTCCCTTGCTCCATGTATAGCCCGCAGGAGCCCTGCCTTATCGCAAACTCGACCGCCTCCTTTTGAAACCAGTCCAGCTTCTCGAAGAGCGGCGTAGCCCTGATCCCGGGTTTTAACGACCGAGGCGTATCCGTGGGCAGCTTTGATTTCTTCGATTGTCTGGAGTTGGATGAGCGATGCTTCTTCGGTTTCATCGCGTTTAACTTCGAGCGCGACGAGGACGCCAATGGTATCACCGACCATCTCCTTTGTTATCTTGAGGGGTATGCAACCGACGAGGTCGGGGATGCCGCTGCCGGTGAACTCATTACCGTGGACCTTAAACACCCAGCCCTTGAGTTTCCGCCAACGTTTTTGAATGTCGCGTTGTATTGAACTCTCTTTGGTCATTTAGATTTCCACAGATCGCCGAGGATCGTGTCCCGGGGGTTTGCGCGCATCGTGACGCATAAAACGAAGGAGGACGCCCAGGGGCGCCCTCACAACGTTAGAACGGAATGCCGTCACAGGGGTTGCGGATGCAGGGTCGACCTTGCTTGGCATTTCCGCATGTGCACCGCTTTCAGTCGTCGTCCTTGATGAGGTCCTCGGCTTCGAGGGCGTCGATCACGGCCGAACGATACTTGGCGATCTTCTTCTGGGGCTCAACGTCGAGTTCATGCTTCTCGACGACTTCGGCCAATTCCTTGGCGTCCATCTCGTTGATTTCGTCTTCCGTGTAGCCCTCGTCGTCGTCCTCATCGTCTTCCTTGATGAGATCTTCTTCCTCGAGAGCCTCGATCACCGCCTCGCGATACTTGGCGATCTTCTTCATCGGCTTCACGTCGAGCTCGTGCTTTTCAACGACCTCGCCGAGCTCGTCGGCATCCATCTCGTTGATTTCGTCCTTGGTGTAGCCGTCGCCGGCGTCACCATCGTCGCCGGCATCTTCTTCACCGATCAGGTCGGCTTCCTCGAGAGCGGCGATCACCGCGGCCCGATACTTGTCGATCTTCTTCAGCTTCTTGACTTCGAGCTCGTGCTTTTCAACGAGTTCGTCGAGTTCCTCGGCGTCCATCTCGTTGACGGACTCCTCGGTATATTTCTCGTCGTCGTCGCCCGAGTCATCATTCACCGTAACGTCGCCGTCCTCGTCGCCGTCGGAAACCGGCGTGAAGTCGACCACCTTGGCGCGGTTCTTGCCCTGATACTCTTCGTGCTCGACCACGAGGCCCAGCTCGAGACCGATCAGCTCATCGAAGTCGAGGTCCATCGGACCATCCGGCCGTTCGACGCCCAGGGTCTCGAGAAGTTGACCCAGCACCCAGAGCGACTGCGGCTGGAGCGAGGTGTTGTTGTAGAGCGGCTTGTCGTTCAGCTTCGGATCGTCGTCGATGGTCTTGAACTTCCAGGACAGATACGGCTTGCCGTCGTTGTCCTCGAGCTTGATTTCATCGACCTTGGCGTTGTAGACGCCCTCCGGCAGGAGGACTCGGGTTTCGACACCGGTGAAGTCCACCGAGACCCGGTTCTTGGCCTTCCCAGCGGCGGTTTTGTTTCGACGTGCCATGCGTTAAGCTCCTTTCAGCACCTTGATAATCTTGCTGTAATCCGGGTCCACAATCACGTCGGGCATTTCGATTTCTTTGGACTTCCGGACCTTGGTTACGTAAATCGGGTTGGGCCCGATCCGCAAACAATATTCGATGTGTTCGACCTCGTCAATCACCTCCTTTGGCTTCAGCTTCGAGTTTTTGTTTTTCACCATCCGCTTTTTCTCCTCGGTACGAGTGCGGATGAAGGTATTGCCGATGACTGACACTGAGGCGTTCAGGTGTTTTGCCACCGAAGGCATCATCTGTGGACCTACCTCGGGAGCAAGGACCCTGGCGCGATCATCGCCTGAGTCCTCGTCATCGGCTACATTGAACGTCCGGTGCTGAGCGATGAACACCACGTCCATGGGCAAATCACGGAAGTTGGTGATGAGCGGACGCAACCGACTAGCCACCTCGCCCCAGTCGCCCTTCGTCATACTGCCCCAGTTACCCGCCTCATCCGGATCTTTGTTCTTTTCCTCAAGCAGCGCACGAACCGCAATCTGCTGGAGCTGGGACATAGTGTCGATGATGACGGTGCGGAACCTCTTCGGGTGCTTCTTCAGGTACCAGTAGACCCGCTCAATGTCGTCCCATTCTTCAATCTCCATGACTTCCAGGTCATCGACGTCTACAACAGAGTCGGTGCCCCGATCCTTTACGTCACAGAGCAGAATGGGCCCGGGGAACGTGCCGGCTAGCGTCGTCTTTCCGGTACCGGATTGGCCGTAAAAAACGAACGAGCGGTAGGGTGCAAGTTCGTTGGCCTTCTTCGTCGGAAGGCTGTCAACGTCCAGATTGCCGACGTTTGCCCGCGACTTTGGACTTGACTTTTTTGACGACTTTGCTGCCGCCTTTGGCTTTGGTAGTGGCTTCGGCACGAGTGAACTCCTTTTCCATCACATAGTCCGGGTCGCTATCGGTCATGATAGCACGACAGATGGGCTCGTAATCGCACCAGCTGCAATGCTTACCAATCGTCATTCTGTGGGTCTTATGGCCATTGTCGAGAATATCCCGAGCGGTCTCGGTAAACGTCTTGTAGAGATGAGTCTTGACGTTGCTGGTGACCGGCTGGAATATCCGTTGGAAGTAGTTGGAACGATTTCGCTCAGCAGCGGCCAGCAACGTTGGATAATTGTTCGGGTTCTGACCCGCCTCCATGATGGTGTTGTAGACGGTCATCGGCAGCGAGTCGAGTGCCTTGAGGCTAAATGTGCCCTTCACGAGCAGCTGTGGCCGAGTGGGAGGCTTGGATTTGATCATGTCCCAAACGATACCGTCCACAGTGGGGAAACCAAGTTCGGCGCCCACCACGTCATACAGCGCTACCTGAATGGACCGCCACCGTTCATCCTCGGACATGAAGCTCTTGCCCGACTTGTGTTCGACCATCCACTTCAACTTATTCTTCGACTGGGCATATGCGTCGATCTTGCCGGTGATGATGAAGTCTTCACCCTTCGGTTCAAAGTGGATTTCGTGCTCGGATTTCCTGCCGTTCACCTCCAGATAGGTGAGATGATTTGCCGGCCAAAAATCCTCATACTCACGCATGATGGTCCAGGCATCCTCAACTGCTTCCCGAAAGAGCTCAACCTCGGCGGTGAAGTACTTCTTGTCGGCGAGCTCCTCGTTCGCCCACTTGTCGAGCGATTTCTTGAGGTTCTTGCGAGGGACGCCCTCGACGGTATCCTCGATCACCTTGTGAACAGCACTGCCGAATGTAAGTGGTCGAGCTACTCGCCTACGATGAAGGAGCAAGTTGTATTTGTAATGATAGCTGGCCCGACACGTATCCCAACGCCGGGCCTTCGATTGACTGACTGTGGGTTTATCCGTCATGGTATTCTCCTGATTTATGTCATTATCGCGCCTGGGGATTGCCAGGTCAACAACAATCAAGCCGCATTCCGTTTGGAGAGCCGTTTTTCACGACGGCGATTTGCCGGGCTAAGTACTTTGCGACAAGTGTTCTTCCTCATTGCTTGCCATTTCTCCAGCGAAGTACCGCCACCCCAGGGACCGATTGAGGAGTCTGCTTCGATGGGAACCGACAGATTGATGCGGAACTTATCGAATAGATCAGGACGGCTCATAATCTCCAACACCCTATCATGCACGATAGCCATCCACTCGTCCTTGACTTCCATGAGGATAGCGTCGTGAACGGTACCCACAATCTGAACCTTATCCGGGCCAAACTCTCGACGAATTTGGATTGCAGCCATGAGGTTAATCTCGTTGGCAAATGATTGGACTGGACTGTTAATCGCTTGTCGTTCAGCTGCCTGAGCATCGAAGCTGCCATCGTTTCGCTGAGCGGCGGGCAGTCGACGCTTGCGACCCGAGAGGGAGCGGACATAGCCATCAATCCTTGCCTTACGCCGTTGACGGTTATGCCAATCGGGCAGGTCGGCGTAGAGTTCAAAGTAGGCGATACGTGAGTCTTGTGCTTGCTCATCGGTGATCTCCACACCATAGTTATCGCGGGCGTATATGCGGAATTTCTTCCACCACATGCCATACAGATAACCGAAGTTAATAGCTTTTGCTTTCTTTCGAGTTTCTTTCCAGTTTACTCCAATGGCCTTGCCGAACTCTTCGCAAGCCTTGGGGCCGATGCGAAGTAGTTCATCAATAGCATCGCCGAATGTCCAACCCTTCTTTTGAGTTAACCCCTCGACTGTGGATATTACTTCACCCTTCATCGCACCAGAGCGGCCTATCTCGCGCAGCGCGGTGAGCCAATGAACGTCGATCCCCGTGCGATATGCCTCAATGAGTGCCTTATCCCTGCTGAGTTCGGCAGCAATTCGCATCTCGATTTGGGAAAGGTCAACCTCAAGAAGCGTCCAGCCTTCAGGCGCTGTAATGAGTGTCCGGATTTTTGGATCGCGAGGCACCTGCTGAAGGTTGGGGTTTTCGCATGACAGACGACCCGTAACAGTACCGTGGAGCTTAAATGATGGGTGAAGTCTATTACCCACCAGGTAACGACGCCATCCGTCGATGAACGAGGTTAACTGTTTCTGAGCAGCTCGATATGCCAGCAGAGCTTTAGCGATTTCGTGATCTGTTCTAAGTAATACGCTCTCGGACGTTGACGGGGAACCGCCGTCGGTTTTCTCGATGATCGGCAGGCCCAGGTGTTGGTATAGGAAGGAGCCGAGTTGCTGTGAGCTGCCCCAGTTAATGTAGTCATATCGAGCTCGTTTCTTACCGATTGAGCCTACGGGCACCGATTTCTTCTCGACGAATTTCTTCTCTTCCTTATCCCATACCACCTGAGACGAATAGCGGTTAAGCGTCTCTTCCGCTTCATCAATCTGTTCCTGAAGATATTTCTCAACCTCGTCCATTCGACCAACGTCGATGTAGACCCCATGGAATTCGGCCTCAATAAAGAGGTGAACACAAGGCATGAGTATCTCTTCGAACACTCGCTTTACGGCGGTGTCTTGGTTGAGCATACGCTCGAAAACGAATTTTAGCTTGCGAGTATAATAGGCATCCTTCGCACCATACTTGATGAAGGCTTGAAGGTCATCACCCGTTCGCTTGGTTTCCACGTCAATGTCAAACGGCATTGCTCCGAGGAATACCTGTGGAAGTATCTTCAATGTGTGGCTCGAGTTCTCATCAAGGATATAGTGGGCCAGCATCGTGTCGAAGTCGGGGAACCACCTAACGCCATAATGAACTAGCATCCACAGTGCGTCGAACTTCCCATTGTGGGTCACGGTGATGCAGTGACGGAGTCGGTTGTCGATCCGAGTGATAATGTCCTGCTTCTCGTCCTCAGTGAACGGCGACTCGGGGTGACCTAACAGCAGGATGTATTGAGTCTTTCTTGTGCCAAACTGAATTGACACAACCTTCTTGGGTTCGTGGAGTGCTTTGCCCTCAAGTATTTCTTTGGGCGTAAGCGGAACATCCCAAGGATAGAGGCTATTGGTTTCAATGTCGTAGGCCACAGTGCCACGAAGATCATGTAGCATCTGCTGAACCTTGGCCTGGCTGTTCACCAGGACGATGTTAAGGTCTTCTTCCTTTGGCAGGCCGCCGTCCTTGATGATACGGCGAAAGAGTTTCAGGTCTGCGACGAATGGTGCCTCAGCGCGCGGATCGCGAAGCACATAGGCTGGATGATAGGTCGGCAGGTAAATGATGCCATCACGCTCAACGGGATTTCCACGAGCTTTCTTGATGCCTTTGAACTCGAGGCATGACTCGAGTGGAGTATTGCCGAGCAGCAACACATACTTGGGTTTTACAGCTTTAATTCGAGCCTGAACCCAATGGCGACATTCTCGAAGCTGAGCCGACGACGGTGTCTTGTTGTCGGGTGGCCGACAGTTAACAGCGTTGGTTATGTAGCAGGAAGCCGGGTCGATCCCGGCATCCAGTAGGTATTCACGAACGAGCTGACCTGATCGGCCAATAAATGGTACCCCGGCTTCGTCCTCCGATTTACCCGGTGCCTCACCAATGACCATAATGTCGGCATCAAGTGGACCAACGCCCTCCATGCAAACCGTGTTACAGCCCATCTCATGGAGACGGCACCTGGTGCAGGCATGATCAAACAGAGGTTCGCCGAAGTTGAACTCAGTTTGCTTCGAGGACCCGACCCGTTTTTTCTTCGACGAGGTAACCCGAGGGCGAGAAGCGGTAGACGTCGATGTTTTCATGGATCAGCTCTTCAATTCCGGTGGTAATTCGATAGGGCGATTGGTAGAAGACTCGCCGTATCATGTGGGACTGGATGATCCTGGCAGCACACCCGTGGCAAGGTGAGGACGTGACATATAGGTCGGCCAGGTAGGGTCCATAGACATACACGCTAGCTCGTGCCAGCGCGTTAACCTCCGCATGTATCGACCTCGAACAGCCGCCGTTGGTTAACGGACAGTCGTTGCCCTGACAGTGAGGCTCACCGGATGGCGGGCCGTTATAGCCGATTGCCACGGGGTTGTTGTCGACCACGATGACGGCGCCGACATTCCCGCGGAAACACGTCGAACGCTTGGCGGCCAACTCGGCGATGCCCATGAAGAGCTGATGACGCGAAATCCTCATTTGTGGATACCCACCTTGGACTTGATGATCGGCAGATCATTGATGAAGCAGTGCAGACTTGTGGTGTGCATGTTGAAGAAGCCCGGCTTAACATTAGCCCATGTATCTGGGTCGCGTTCCTTGAGCTTCTCATAAACCCAGATAAGCAGCCGAACGGTCAGATAGCAGTCATCACTCCAATGCCGATAGAAGTCGCACGACCTCATATAATAGGTGATGTGGAAATGGTTGTGACGAAGGATGAATTGATAGCCCAGCGAACATGGCTTTCTCGTCGGGTTCATCGTGCCCGTATCCTCCGGAAAGAAGATCGGCAGGTATGCTTGACGAGTGTCCGGTTCATCGGCCAGGTGGTCGATCAGATCATTCAGATCGCCATAGAAATACCGAATACCCCTATGGAGCATGTGGTACTCTTTAGCAAATTCGGTTCTCCACTCGTCGGCAGTCTTGGTTGGTTGTTGAATTATCCCGGCATATTTGGGCCAGTACCTCTCCATATAGTTGTGATTGAACTTCCCATCCTCCTCGAGGAAATTCGCAGCGCTGTTACCCCAGGGCCACTTTGCCCATTGAACACCTGGGTTGATTGGAGCTCCACAGACACGCTCCTGGAAGTGATCGTCCGCCCAGGGCAGGTTGGGCTTGCAGTCGTGGCGGTAGTGGTCAACGTCCCACGTCGGCAGTGCGATGCGAAGGTCCTGATGAAGCGCCTCCACCATCTTCGCCTCGGGTCGCTTTGAGACGTCAACGCCCTGCCAGCGCTGCCCGTGAACTTCGGGCGCTCGAGCGAGGTGTTTGCACATCTGCATGTAAGCATCACGGAAATGGTTTGCGATCATGTCAGGAGACTCCGTATGTTTTCGCGGGTTTCTTCGGGGTAGGTGTTGACGAACTTCTGAACTCGAGCTGCCGTTTGATAGCTCTTATAACCACCGTCGAGGTGTATCTTGGTCCAGCGTTCAACTTGGTGATGAAACTTGGGGTTCTCTTCCTTAAGCTGACGCATCAGCCTCTTGGGTGTTGTGTGCTCAAGCAACAGCATCACGTAGAACATCGGATGGACGGTTGCGTTCACAAAGGAGAAGGTAACCGTGTCGGGCGGCGCGGTTGAGAGATCGAACTGTGGGAGGATCACCTCGCGGAGAAATATCAAGTCAGCTCGGTAACGGAATATGAGCTCTACGGTCCTATATCGAATAAAGATCGAAGTATGTCCTTTCGGCGGGTAATATGCAATGACACCCGCTGTGAGGCAATAATCTTGCTTAGTAGTTTTCTTTTCCACTCCTCGGAAATCCCAAACGCCAGAGCCATACTTTCGATCTCGGAGTCGGTCATTGAGATCACGCTGGGCTCGGGCGATTGTTTCGGGGTTTTCATAGTGAGTCCTTAACATGCGGATCTTTGTGGGCGTGAAACCGATGGACTCGGGTGTCATGGTTTCATCCTCGAGCAGAAGCTTTGCCGGTATCGTCCACTCGAGGTTTTGGTAGATCGACTGAGAGCCAGCGATGATATAAGGCGGGACTCGAGACTGCTCAGCAACCCATTTCGCCCATACCTGCATCAATGTTTTTGTCATGGTTTACCCTATATCATAGTCGTCGCCAGTTGTAAAATGGCTTACTTACCCGAAAAGAGGTTGGGTTGATAATGGGCATGGTTCCTCACAAGATCACCATGATCCGGTGCCACCCAACCCTCGGGTTTCACCACATCCAGGGAGCTGCCTCGTTTCGATTGCGAAGCATCTGTGGCTCGAACCTTGGCCATGTTGGCTGCATGAACCCTACGCCAACCCTCAGCGAAATCGAAGCCGGCCAGGTGAGCGGTACCCAGTGCCACATAGACCAAGTCGATGAGAGCATCGAGTTGACTCTCGAGCAACTCAGCTACAATCCTCATGTTCGGCGAGGGCAACCCGAGTTCTGTGGAAAGGTCGGCAGAAGCGAGTTTATACTCCACCAGCTCCTCCTCGAGGAACTTGATACGAAAGTCCAGGAGTTCCTCCGGCAGATGACGAGGCAGGCCATTGTAGTCAAGGCCAAACTTGACGTGGAAATCTCTGATATCTTCCACGAGATCAACGGTGTCCATGGTTCTCTCCAAAAGGAAGAGGCCGGCATTTCTGCCGACCTCAACGTCAGGTTTCGGGTTAGGCTGAGGCGAGGATCGAGTCCACGTCGTAGTAGTTCGGCTTGGTGGGGTCGGTGTAGTTGGGCTGAACATTGCCGCTCGCATTGACCTGGGACGGCGCCCGGATGCTTGCCGCCACGTTGTCGGTGATCTGTCCACCGACGACCGGTTGACCCTTCTTACCGGCGCCGAACGAAACCCACGGCGATTTCCCATCCATGATCTTGTCACGACGAAGGACCACGTTTCGACGGACAACGCAGTTAATCGGCCCCGCGTAGGTGATGCCATGGTAAGCAGAAAGCACCAGGAGGTTATCCTCCACAAGGAAGTCCTCATAGGCGCCGTCGAAGCCGTCGATGCCCTGAAGCCTCCCGATCAGCGGATGGTTCGCCGGCCCAGTCCATTCGAGAATGGAGTTTCGAGCAAGGTAGCCGTTCTTCACGACGCCAGTGCCGACGCCGTTCGGACCCATGCTCCATGATTGGCAGCTGTCATCATGGTTCGAGTTCACCTTGAAGCAGTCACGAGCCTTGTTGTCCATGACCATGTGGTTGTCGCCAATCACCAACCTCAGGGCATCACCACCGAAGCCCCATATCTCGTTAAACTCGGTCACTGAACCGCCGCCCTCACTGATGGCAACACCATGATAGATACCGTAGAACTTGTTGCGACGAACTCGGCTGTCAGCTGCCCTCATATTGACGCCCGACGTGAGTTGAGCCTGCCACTCAGCCCGAGACCAATTGTAGTAGCCGCCCGACCGTTGACCCATGGAGTTCGGGCCGTTGGGTTTCGCGTCCGAACGACCGAAAAACTCACAGTCGTCAATGATGATGCGGCGGCAACCCGGGTCGAAACGGGCGAAGGCGGATACACCGGCCTTGCTCGGCTTGCCGTCATTCTTGTGGCTGAATGTCATCCCGTGCATCTCGAAGTCAGAAATGCCCGTTCCGTAGGTTTCGCCCAGAGCGGCCGACGAGTCCTTCGGGAAAAGCCTGACGACGGCGCTGCCCGCTACGCTGATGAGACGACCGGCGCCGAGGTGACCGCTGACTTGAAGGTCCACAGATTGGTTGTTTGCCTTCGCCAACTTGATCGCGTTGTTGACGCCCGCCCAGCTCGTGACGGTATTGGCGCCGGTCACCGGAGGAGTAGGGATAGTACCTCCGCCACCGGTATCGCCACCAGCATCAGTATCGCCGCCGCCATCGCCATCACCGCTACCCGGTTCTTCGCCGGTTTCACCGGGGGTATCGCCGGGCTCTTCTTTGGGTTCTTCACCAGGTTCCTCCTTCGGCTCTTCCTTCGGTTCTTCCTTCGGCTCCTCAACGGGGCTGTCTTCGCCCTCGCTGAGACTCGCAGCCACTGCTCGAATGATCGCGTTGGCCTGTTGGATTGTGTCGCTCGCCGACAACAATTCTTCCTTGATACCCATCCGGGTCTACTCCTTCTTCATGGACTCGATGAAATGAAGCACACCATCCATCGAGTCACCAATTCGATAGATCATGTGCGCGTGAAACAGCGCCCACTTATCGTAGAACGCCATTAGCTTGCCAAAGTTTTCGTTGACCTTCGCCAAGTACTCGGCTGTGTCCCATTCACCCGTTGCCGTGTGGTTCCCCCCCGCCGGATCGGGCCGACAGTAGATGAACAAGGGCTTCTGATTGTATAGCTCAGTCACGAGTCGGCTATCGGGGGCCGACTGTTGATGGACTAAGCCATATGCGATTTGGCTCACGCACGGGTGTCTGTCATACAGAACGTCCATGCCGCAGTCTAACATGGCGGCGTTGAGCTGAAGATAGCGAGATATGCGATCATTGATCTCACCTGGGTATTTCTCGGGACCTTCACTCCGCACGACGCGAGCTTTCAAGGTTTGTTGGACGTGGTTGATGAGTGTGGATTTACCCCCACCGTCGGGTCCCTCGAAGACGACAGTTACCATGTGAGTACCAACTTCCGTGTTGATTTTGTCAAAGCGATTTTGTAATGTGAAAACTCCGCCCAGTCAATCGAGGAAATACCAAACATGGTGGTAGATTTGGACGACTACCTTCCACCAAACGAGGTGGCTGATCTTCTCGGTATCAGGTACCCGACCCTGATGGCGCGCATTGATCGTGGCAGGATCAAGACTCTGAGATGGGGTCGCTTTCATCTCATACCAAAAAGCGAAGTCGATAGAGTAAGGGACGAGAATGATAATCACGAGGGTGTGGTCAGAACAGCCGGGTAAGTATTTCTGCATAGCATCCAAGACTCGGGATGGTGAATGGCAGGAGGAATTCTTTAACCGTGCTCAATTCAAGCTGATACCACGTTATATCCAAGAGCTCAAGGACGATAATTGCGACGTCTACTGGTGCCCTCATGGATTTTCAAAAGCCCGTCGCCTCGCGCGATATGCGGAAATGCCCAAGCTGATGTGGGCGGACCTAGATGAAGTTGACCCTCGGGGGCTTGGTGAACTTCGTCCGTCGATTGCATGGGAGAGTTCTCCGGGTCGATATGCGGCTTTGTGGCGACTCGATAGGCCACTAGATGAAGACATTACCAACCAACGACTGACCTATTATCTTGGTGCAGACAAAGGCGGTTGGGACTTAACTCAGGTGCTTCGCGTCCCCGGAACAATCAATCACAAATACCCATCGCGCCCGCGCGTGAAGATGCTGTGGCAGGATGGTCCCGAATATCCTCTTAAGGATATCCATGATAAGTTGCCCCAGAAGAAAACCAAATCCGGCGATGACAAAGCACCAAACGCCAACTCGATCTTCAAGAAATACCGTGAGTTCCTAACCCCTTGGGCTCGTCGTGAATTGCTCAAGGGGAACCCTCGCCGAGGAAAACGTTCCGAAGTCTTTTGGAAATTGGCCAACGAAATTCTCGAAGCGGGTGCAAGTTCCGCTGAGGCATTCGAGATACTGTGGGCGTCTCCGTGGAATAAATTCCGCGACCGTCGTGATGGTCAGCAGCAGCTCGAACGAGAGATTGAGAAAATCTACAGTCAAAAAATGGACGGCTTTAGTCCACAAAGAGATTATGAAGCTGAGTCCGATATCCCAGAAGACGATGAGGGTGACAGTGAAATCCCCGGCTACACCGGTGAGCGAAAGTTCACTCAGGAAGAAGTCCTTAAGTCGTTCTTGGGTATCGCTGAACCTGAAACACCCCGCTGGGTCGTTTATCCTTACCTACTTCGCGGTCATATTACCTCCATCGAGGGTGACCCCGAAGTCGGTAAGTCCTGGCTATCACTGGCTCTCGGCGCTTCAATCTCCGAAGGTAAGAAACGTTTCCCCACGGATGGCTGGGAAGACAAAAACGAGCAGGGTGCCGTCTTCTATTTCGATGCTGAGAACGACATTGGTAACGTGGCTCAGCGAATGATCGACTCCGATATGTTCACCCAGGTGAAGTCGGCTCATGATCAAGCACCCTTCTTCCACGTGAAAATGAAGGTTGACTTCCGAGAGGAAGAGGCCATCGACGACATTATAGATCGAGTCAACGCCACGTTGGCCCTCTACAAAAACACCAAGAACTACAATGTTAAGCCAGCACTTATCCTCTTCGATACCTTCATCAACTTCTCAGGTGATACCGACACCAACAAGCAGAGTGACGTGATGAACGCGCTCGGGAACATGAAGGCCCTTGCTGAGGAACTCGACTGTTCTGTGGTCATCATCCGACACTACGGCAAGACTCAACATAGCAACGCAATGCACCGAGGTATGGGTTCTACTCAGTTCGCTGCAACGTGTCGCGCAATGGTTGGTGTCCACAGACACCCGGATGACCCCGACGTTCGGGTTGTCACTATTTCCAAGTCATCGCTCGCGAGCAAGTCCGATCTTCGGACACTATCATATCGACTTGAGCCGGTGTTCCCTGGGTCGACTGACATTAATCAGCGAGACCGAACTCGGATGAAGTGGGGCGAATGGCTCGATCTATCCTCACAGGAAATTGTTGCCGCGTCGGCCGAGCAGGGCAAGCGTGAGCAGGAAGTTAAAAAAGAGCGCGAGAAAATGATGGAGATCCTCGACCGGATGTTCAACGGTCATCGCGTGAAGGTGCCCGCGTCTGAGATACGTGCTGAGTTTGAACGCGAGGCTATCACTATGAACAACCTCGCGCGCAATATGTCCCGGCTCGGCTATACGCCCGGCGGTAAGGGGGACAAGATGTATTACAAGAAAGCCGTCGTCACTCAGCGATGATTTCCAAGTCGCCACGTTCGAAGTGACGGCGCATCATCTTCTTTGTATAACCGTATCGGCGCAATGTCTCGAAATGGACATGCGCACCAAGCTTGTGCTTGGAGAAAATGTGGTCATAGACTCGACGGCGATACGACCCTTGTTGCGTTTCGATTGTCAAGTCCCTCACGAATGAGACAACGGGATTTGATGAGTTGACCCAGGATCGACGTGCCGGGATTGTCGCATTATGCACCCTCATAATTTCTAGAACGCGACGACGGGAGCCCCTCACGTTGATGTTGGGGTCTAACGGTATGCCTCGGTTCGACGCGAGCACGTGCCCACTAACGCGGATCAAACATACGTCATCCGACGTAGCGACCAACGCTTGATGGAGCGTGAGGTTTCGCCGCATGTCACCACCCTTGTAGTGATCGGGCTTTAGCGATATGAGATCGACTCGCTCTAACTGCAAACCCAATATCTCAGCGGCTTTGTGAATGTGGTGAGGAAGCATGCCTATATCGGGTTCAAACCCCGCTTCCATACAAGCGGCTACGATGGCGGCCTCATCACGATCCGGAATGACCGCGTGAAGCGCGACGAGTCCGCAGTTGTTTTCATAGTAGTCGATCTTCATTGGGTGCTCTCATTGTTTATTGTGCGTCATCGTATCAAAACGAGTTGATCTTCGCAACGCTTCGTCGAGAGTTAGCCCATCATCCCCTGTGGGTGCTTAGCAATTTCTCGCGCAGTTTTACGGGATTATCCTGAACGCGCGGCAGCTTATACCACCACTTGTCGACCTCATGTCGGGCGTCGGGCAGCCTAAACTGAAGGATACGCCGACCCACTGTAAAGGTGGATCGGTACTTCTCATTGCGAATGCCCCGAACTGCGGCCAGACGAAGCTCGCATATCTGTGGGTTCATCTGAACCTGATACTCGCCCTCCTCATTCCACAGGATTGCAGCGTAGCCCAGCTCCTTGCCCCGACCTATGAGCAGGTCGTACCGGTCGACCGGCACCAATATGCGAGAGAGCCTCAGAACGATAGGCTTACTGTTCCTCGACACCAACTCACATACCGGTAGCCGGTCGCGGTGGTTCGGCAGGATATTCTGGATCAGATTTCCCGACCGAGCATAGAACATATCCACTGCACCTCTTCCGCCTGCTTCATCGCGTCATACCGGCCCACGTGATCAATAAGCCTCATCTCGCTGCCCGGCCAATCGGGGTAGATCAGCTTCAACGTGCGGAGGTCGTGAACCTGGCGGAAACCCCACGGTTCTTGGATGATCGTTCGAAGGATGGAAATGTCGAATGGAGTACCCTTCGCCCAGATATACGACTCCTTGTTGCAGAAGCCGGTCCAAAAATTAACGAGTTGGGCCTGAGCGTCGGCCATCGGAACCCGAGCGGCGCTCTTTTGGACCTCGTGTGCTTCGGGGTGCTCAAGCCACCAGTTCATGGTGTTGTAGTCGATCTTCATGCCGAGGCTCGTCTGTTCCTCGATGCTCGGGAAGATGCTGATCGCTTGCCATGCCCGGCCGGAGTTGTGACGATTGAAGGCACAGAGACCAATCTCGAGGATCACGCACCCTGGCTCAGTGCCCAGTGTTTCGAGGTCGACCATCAGATCGGTGTAGCTTTTCATATCTGCGCTCTCCTTGCTGCCTGCAGAGTGTTGAAGTAGTTCTCGACGAGCACCCGCATAATGTCGTCCCACGGTTGTGTGCCCTTCGTTTCGGACTCATGGAGCCAGGCACCGCGGAGACCCATGAAGGGCACGAAGTAGTAGACCGAGCTTTGAAGAGGCTCAAGACCGATCATTCTCGCCGGCGGCGTATAGGTCCACTGTGGCTTGAAGTGGGTAAGGATTTCGCCGGCTTGGGGTCCACCCAATGCTACGCCGGTATACCGTGGAGCCGTCATTTCAGGTCCTTTCTGATAAGTTTTTCCACATAGTCTTGAAGGGTGGTCTTCCTTAGCTTCCCCTCGAGTTTCTCGACAAGCTGAGGCGACAGCAACACGACATGTCCACAGGTCAAGCCGAGTTTCTCGTCGGCCGTCACTAAACCCTTAGCGATGAGCAGCTGAACATAGCGGTGGGTGTTTCCCACGTTGGTGTTGAGGGCCCTCGCCAATGCGCGATAGGATGGAGCAGAGCCGTGCTTCGCCCAGTGATCTCGGATAGCCCCTGTCACTTCGCTCTGTTTGTCAGTCAAGGCCATATTTATTCCACTCCTCTTTGTCCTCGATGGACTTTATGAGTGTAACCAACAGCTCGTTAAAAAAGTTATTGAGTCTCTCCTCCCTTTTCCTTCGAAATTGCCTCAGTGCCATCAGGCCTTTCAAGTCGGCACAATACCTCGCCCAGAAGGTGGCGTCATCCACTGCCCGTTCGCTGAGCAACAACGACTTCCCCTCCTCGTCGGACATGTTCATCGCCAGTTCCAGTGGAGGATGACCGTCTAATTGAACGGTTAGCTTAAGCCTTGGGGTCATTCTCCTCTCGAAGGCCCTGTCAGTTGGTGTCATCGCTGTAAATCCTCCTTAGCTGGTTCAGCGTAAACTTCTCATGCTCAGGCCGAATAGCTTTGATGCACCGAATATCCTTGGCTGCGTTCGGTCGATCAGTTCCGGCCCTCGGAGTCCATGAACCATCAAAACGCTTTTTTTCCCAGTACCACCTCACGTCACTTCTCCATCATCATCGGTTTGTTGTCCATCAGGACGAGAAACTTCGAGCCGGGTTTCGCCGACTTGAAGTAGTTCTTGGTCTTGATGAATAACTCGACGTCCTCCCGAGTGGCACCCTCGCCTTCGAACCAGTCTACGTTCAGGAAAACAATGGGTCGGCCTCCGCCAAAGCAGAAGCCATCCGTAAGTTTCTCCGGCAGCTTATAGACGATAATCATCTTAGTCTCCCATTGGACAGGTATTTATTCATCCCCCACACCTGCCAAGTATTCTCAGCCGGCATTATCAGATCAGGCCACCTCAGCATCGGCATGTCGCTCTCAGGCTCGTCAATCCACTCGGGAGGCTTGCGACGAGTCCACTGTGGCGGTCGGGAGTCCATCACCCAGCGCGCTCTCATGTAGAAGCGATAGGCCTGATGGACGTCCTTGATGTGAGTGAAGTCCATCGGTTTAGCCACGCCCCTTATGTCGTAGCTCATCTTGCTGGTGCGCGCCGCGTTGATAAAGGCTTTGGGTTCAACTACCGGCAGATCGGGCATGAATTGGCCGACGCTGGTGAAGCTGCTGTGCATATTGCCGGTGCGATGATAGTGCTCGCCAGCTAATGCCTGGTGAAAGCGAATGAGCCACGACAGGTTTGCCGCGGCCCACTTCATGAACTTGTTGCCCGTATGCGTCGGCCGGTATGGTCCACTGCCCGTCGCCGTGCAATACATCTGAGCAGTCTCAAGGCACATCTTGCTCACGCGCTTGTCGTCAAGCGCTACGGCAGATTGCCATGGGTTCGGAGATGTTGCTTGAAGGTTCACCAGTGTTCCCGATGCTCGTCGACCAGGCGAACGTGAAGATTCTCGACGATGGTGGTCACATAGCCGTCCGCTCCGTCCTCCATCATACGGAGCTCATCCAATAGTGCCTTGTGCACCCACTCGGTGCTTATGTCGTCATCGGGCACCTCGATCATCATCCTCACTTCAAACCAGGGCATTGGTGTATTTCTCCTTGAACTTGTTGAGGTTGACCTCGTCCATGAAGCGCCACTCACGGACATGTTCCTCAACGACAGCGCAGACGAAATCTTCGATGCCGGCCTTGGACACAGCCACAGGGTTGACGTTCTTGGCTCGGCAAACGTAGGTATGGCTCGTGTGATATTGCTTGAGCCACTCACTGCTTTTGTGAAAAACCATGATTTCCCTCCGTTGTCGTTTTGTATCATACAACGGAATGCCAATCAATCTCTGGCGTACCACCCATTCATATGCGTTGAGTGTGGGGTGATGCCATTTACAAATCTCCCCTCGTCGAGTAGCCGCTCTCAGAGTTACACTACAGTTCTTGCAGATATACGGCGCTTTGAGTCCGATTAGGCTTATGGCGTAATATGTCAGACTCTTACCGCACTGGCTACAGCTAATCACTGTTTCCTTTTGTCTCATTGTGAAGAAGCTCCATGATCCGTTGCTTATCCCGGCCGATCATTACCTCCACGTTCTCCAGATGCTGAAGCGCCCTTGCCAGATGAACTGGACACGGTGGCTTCACCTTGTTTGCCTCCTTTGCGTGATCCCACGCCCGATGTAGCTCTTCGATTGCGCTTATCAAGTTTCATTCCCCTGAAATTAAAGCCCTGGCCGTCATGGCTGCGCTTGACGTTGCGGATTTTATCCTCACCTCGCCAGTCATTAGTCATGATAACCCATGAGGTATTCGATCATGTCCTTGGCCTGGCTGAAGGTGAGCAGGTTTGTGCCCAATGGTTCATTGGCATGGACCGTGCCCAACACATTGGTGGTACCGTTGAACTCGATACCGCCGTCGGGGTTGAAGTCGGCCGGCAGCTTCCACTGCAAGAAGCGCTGCGCCATGCGTTCCTTCAGCTGCTCGGCATAGTGATGCACGAAAGCGTTGGCCGGCACCTTCTTGAGGTCATTCAGCTGGATTGGTCTGCCCAGCGCTAGTTCGACGCACCGAATACACAGGAGGTCGCGCTTTCGGTCATTGGGGTGAAAATGGCTGGCCACCGCCCACACCTCGTTCTTCATCATGGGCGCGTCGGGAATGCCTTTGCACACGCGGCACTCAAAGGTCTCTGAGGCTCTTGCCATCATGTTCAGTAATCCTTCTCTCATGTCAGAATAGTAGGGGTCATACCCCAGAAAGTCCTGGTACTCCAGCAGCTCCGCTGTCGCTTCCCTCAGGTCCGTTATCTTGGACCACTTCTCCTTCAGGTCATTGTTGTTCATCGTGGTACTCCAATATGGTGCGGCCAGTTTCCGGGTCGACGTGTCGCGTCAAATGGCCTGTGGGCAGTTCTGTCATGTTAATGGCTATACGTCCTCCGGCGTCGCGCACCACCATCGCGATCAGCATCTGAAAATCTTTGGGTGTCACTTGAATAGCCTCCTTAGCATATGTTGGATCAGCCATGTCACGCCCTCGATATTGAGCTGCGTCGCCGCTTGGCCGTGTTCCTCCAGTACTTGACGACCTTGTGTGCCGTTCACCATGACCTATCTCTTACTCTCTTCTTGAGGATGAGCTTGTCCTTCTTGATTTCTGCCTCATAGAAATATTTGCTCATCGGCGTCCAGTTATTGTTCTTGATGAGCTTGGCTGCCGCGTCGCCGTTCACTTCGATCACCTGGCTCTTATCCTTGTTGTAGGCAAGGACTGAGGTACTCGTCCAATTCACCTGAATTTTGAAGATCAACCCACTCTCTCCTTCCATCGTTTGTAGAGGCTTGTCCACAGCTTGTGCTGCTCAATGTGCACCACGTCCTGTGGGATCGTGTTGAGGAAATGCTCCTTGAACGCCGCTAACAGTTTATAGTGTGTCCGAGGGGTAGGAGTATATGTTGTGGCGAGTTTCCTTGCAGTGCTGCGGGAAATGTCAGCTATTCTCGCCACCTCTTGATCGCTTCCCGCTATCAGCCTTAGTGCCTGATATGGATTGTTGGGATAAATGGGATAGGAGCCCGATATAGGACTCGAGAAACTGCCGATAGTGCCAGTCCTCCGTCGCATGATATATTTCCTTGAGTTCCTGGATGAGGTGGTAAGCAGCACGGCGTGTTGCTCGGCGGTGATTGGGCTGGGCTCTTGTGGGGTCGCCGGCCTTCACTATCGCTGATGGAATAGTATTGGCTCGTTGTGATAGCTCTTTGGCGGACTGAGTGAGACGCAGTGCCTGGATCAGTGTAGGGGTTTCCAATAGGAATTTAGGCATTTTCTTTTTCTTTTGTGAGGATTTTCCTTATTATAACGGGTCTGATGTATCCTTGTCAATATCCCTTGATGGCGTGCTCGAGTGAGGTATTAAATGAGGCTTTGCTCAGGTTTGCGCTTTTTTATTTCGGGTCATTTTGATGTGTTTGGTGTAAGTGTTTGAAAGGACTGAGAAAGATTGGTTATTTCTCCAGAACCTGACCGCGAAATGGAGGATACAAGTCTTCAGGTTCTGTAGACCGTTTTTTGGGAAAAAAAAGTGGGGGCATTGAAATCATTGGGAAAACGGGTTTCAAATTGGTCAGTTCTGCCGTGCCCTTGATACACATTTTGAAACGTGCGTATTTCGAGGGTAGTAGTCAGGCATGTAGTAGTGTGTAGCATGATTTGAGTGTTAAGATATTGAAAGGACATGATTATATATATATATAGAGAGTAATTATTATTTTTTACATACGATACGCGCGCGACCCCCTCTCTGGTGATCTTGTAACCCCTAGAGCAGAATTGCCCCTTAAGAATAGCTTTGAGAATAGTTCGGTGAGGCAAGATGCGGGCCTACGGCCTGGCCCCAGGTGCCTCCTCCGGGGCTAGAAGTGAGAACAAAAGGTGAACACTGGAGGGAGTCTAGCACGGGTCTAGGCCGTCTGGGGCCACAAGTGAGGTGAACACTAGGTGAACACACCGGGAGCTGGAGGGCGGACCTGGGCTGTCTGGGAACAGGTCTGGGCCACATTAGTTCGTGTTTTGTTCTTTCCATACAGCTATTATACACCGTTTGGCAACTAAAATCAACGCTAATCTTGCTCCCAGAGGCAAGATAAGTGCCAGGGGTAGGGGCCGGGGGCTAGGAAAAGGGTACCAGATTTTCCCCTGTGGCCTAAAGCCTAATGCCTCGGAGCTAGCAGGCTGCTGGCCCCCGCATATATAAAAGCAGCTCAAGGCCAGTAGACTGCTGGCTCGAGCCCGCCGAAAGGAGCGCCCAGTGGGCGCCCCAGTCGGTCATTCCGGCGTGGAGATGATCGCGAGGACCATCTTCCGGGCTTCCGGAGTGTCCTCGTAGGTGTAGCGGGCGTTTTTGCGCGCGCCCGTGACGGCCTTCGGGGTGGGCAGCGGCTTCGTCTTGGCGACGTTGGCGCGCATCCGGCGGCGAGCGACCTTCGGGTCCAGCTTGTGGGCACGGGCGAGTTCAGCAACGGTGAAGGATTTGGCCTCCTTCGGGGCAGTTTTCTTGGTCGTCATGTCAGGTTCTCCTTGTTAGCATCATTTCGTTTGATGCAAGTTCAATATAGGGCCTGAGCTCGCCGGATGCAATACTTTTCTTGCCCACCTGTGGCAAGATTTATTTGGCAAGAACTCCTAGAGCAGAATTGCCTCTAGCAGAATGGCCTTCGGGGCTGTAGCCAGTAGACTGCTGGCCTTCAGGCTGCTGGCCTCTCTAGGGCAACTCCAGCAGACTACTGGTCTCTGGCCCCCTTTTCTGGCTGGCAAGGTTTTTCTGGCTGGTGGGCAAGGTTGGCATTGACTGGTGGGCCATGTATGCGCGATGATCAATTATCGAAACCGATGGAGATACCAATGACCGTAACCAAAGCCTTTGCCGCCCCGCCTCAAGACTCGAAACGCGATGCGATTGCCGACGCTCTCGAGGCTGCTGCGGACGCCTACCGCGAGTACGCCGACGACGCGATGCGTGGCCACGATGCCCACACTGTATATCGCGCGATGAAGGAGTGCTACTCGCTACAAGGCCGCGCTCGTCGCATTCGTCTCCACAAGTATGTGTGACGCCGTGATGGTACCTGCAACACTCAACGGCTATCCTGTCCTGGCGTCACATCCTCGCAGCGACATGGAGGCCTATCGCGTGATCTGCTTCCGGCAAGGTGATCTCATACCTTTCGTCGTGGCCACCTGGTCGCCGCACAACGCGAACGAGTGGTCTTGGGGCCACTACTTCGAGGACTTGTGGCAGGCCGTCGATTACTACAAGCGGTGCAACGAAGACCGCATAACCTAAGGACTGAGGCCTACGGGCCTCTTTCCGGCAGGCTATTGCCAGTGGGCTGCTGGTCTCTCTAGGGGGAAGTCCAGCAGACTGCTGGTCTGGACCTATAAAAAAATACCCGGCTGGCAAGAAAAGCATTGCGATCTGGTTGCCATCGTGCGATGATGACCTATGATGAATTGATGGAGGCCACAATGCTAAACGACAACCTACGCCGCGAGATTGACCAGGTCCCCTGGCGGCGCGATGCGAACCCTGGCACCTCATGGGCCATCGAACAGGCCATCGAGTCGCTGATGGTTACCGATACCGATGACTCGCTTCAAGCGGCCAAGATGCTGATGGCGGTCCTCGATCAACGTGGCTGTGAGCACCTCGACACCGGCGGGCGGCCTGACGGTCTTCTGGTCGACGTGATCGACGTGATTGTCTACGGGTGATGTGATGGCCAAATTTTACCTGGTGTTCAACGATCCCGACACGGATCACCTCGAGCTGCCGTCGATACTCGACCCCGATACCTGGAAAGTGCCGGAAGGCTACCGTCTGGAGGGCTACACCGACGAGTACCACCTGCACTACGGCGATGACGACGAACCCTGCGCTGGCTGGCAGGCCGACGAATAGGAGGACCGCATGATCGCTCAGCTACTACGCAACGTCGCCGACTGGCTTGATCCCCCGCCTCCCATGGGCTATGAGGCTTTCAACATGCTATCGGCCGGCGATCAAGCCACCCTCTGGGATATGCTGGCCGACGAGGTCAGTGACATGGGTACCCGAGACCGGGTCGAAGATGCTCTCCAGTGGATGACACTAGAAGAGATGAAATATTACCTCGAGGAGATACGTCAAGACTAGGGGCTAGGGGCTATAAACTGGGAAATGGTTTCTGGGTTTGCAGCCAAAAGCCTTTTCCTGGTGCTCTTTGCCTGTGGAAGGCCAGTAGACTGCTGGTCTCCGCCTTATAAAAAAAGTTACCACAAGTGGGCAAGATTGGTATTGCATGATGGTTGCCCATATGCGATGATGCTCTATAACAAACTGATGGAGACGACGATGACCACGATTAACATGACTGACCCGATTGCCTCGCATTACGTTGCTGCCTCGGTGCTCAAAGGCCACATCCGCCTCATGAGCGTCGGCTTGAAGTGCTCCTTCATGTCGAACCAGGCCGCCCTCGACAAGGCCTCCGAGCTCACCGGCGAAACCTACTCCTCGCGCCGCAAGGCCGACTATACGCGCGCGATCACCGACCTGGTGAACCTGATGGAAGCCATCCTCAAGGCCAAGGAGGAAGGAGGCCAATAGGCCTCTTTCACTGGAGCCGATGCCAGCGGGCTGCTGGTCTCCCTAGGCAAGAACTCACTCACTGGCTCTGACCCCTAGAGCAGAATTGCCTCTATGGCTTCTGGCCTTAGGCCGGCAGACTGCTGGCGGGGCGCCCGTTCGGCCTTTGTTCGGTGTTTGTTCACCTTTTGTTCCACCCCCTCATTTTTTCGCCCGTGACGGCGGGTGGGTGCCCCTGTGTAGCTAGCTACGCGCCCGCGCCCATCCGCCCCGACAAAAGGTGAACATTTGTTCTCATTATGTCCAGGCAGCCTGACGCCCGCTAGGCACCCCCGTGTAGCTAGCTACGGGCCAGCGCCTTATGCGCCTGTGCGAGCCGTTTTTGCGTCAATCGAAATCTTGCCTCTGTAACAAAAGTTGAACAGAAAAAAATATCCTGTTCTCCTTTCGTTCCCATTTACAACCCGTTCGACCTGCCCTATATTGAATGTATCGCAACGACGCGATGACAAAACAAAAGGATGACGACGATGACCGACAAAACCCTCTCCGTTGCTGCCCTCGCCCGCGAACTGAAAATCGACCCGAAAATCGCCCGCCGTCGTATGCGTGCGAACGTCGCCCGCACGAAACCCCTCGCGACGCCCAAACCCGTCAAATCGCCCTCGCGCAAAAACGCGCGTTACGAATACGCCGACACGCCCGAAAATCGCGCGATGCTGACGACGATCATTCGCACGCCTGAATGACCTGACCTGCGATTGCGCGCGTTTCGACGCGCGCATTCGTTTGCCTCGAATGTTCACGTTTTGTTCAGGTTCCTGCCTTGTTCACCTTTTGTTCACCTTTTGTTCAACCCCCCTCCTTTTTCGCCCGTGACGGCGGGTAGGTGCCCCTGTTATGCTAGCTACACAGGCGCGCGCCCTCCTCCTATACGGCCGTTTTTTGACGGGTCGATTTTTTGCCCTTCGGGGCGCCTTTTCTGTTGACCCGATCTCGCCCACGTGCGATGATACGTCATCGAACTTGTGATGGAGACCTCGATATGACCACCGACTCTGACCTGATCGCCGCCTACTTCAACACCTCCCGCCTTTACACCAACCACGGTCAGGAGATCATGGCGACTTACGATCCCGATACACTGGAGCTCCGTTTCGACGACTACTCCCGCATGATCTCCGGTCGCTTCGCCAACGTGTCCTGTGGACCTGACTCCCGCCTTAAACGCTTCCGCACCGAACCCGAGCGTTTCGCCCGCTGGGTGATGGCTCACTATGATCGCGGCGGATACGAATACGCACCGACCCGCGCCCGTCCCGTTCAGGAGCCCCTGACGTTTCGTATTTGAACCACTGAAGGCGGTCTACGCGGCCGCCTTCCCATACCTACGGAGGACACCATGACCCGCCTTATACTGCTCGCTGCCGCCATCGTCTGCGCAGGACCGTTCGTCGCGTCCGGCTATCTCGGCCTGCTCATCGCCATTCACCAAGTGAGGGAGCTCCTGCCGTGACCTGGATGCTGATTCTGCTGCTGTGGAGCGGCGATGGCGGTGATGAAGCGGTCATCCTTGACACCGGCCTGACGCTCTCCGATTGCGTCGCTGCTACCGCTCTGCTGCGTGGTGTGGTCGACGGAGACGGAGACGTTCGCGTCATGTGTGAACCGGAGCTGACGCGCGACTGACTCACACGGATGCGCTCGCGGCACGGCGCTTCTCCATCACTCACGAATGTGCCGCTGCGCTCCACGTCTTCACGGCGTGGGGCGTATTCCTTTGGCGATTATGCCCGTGGCCATTGGCCGTGCGACCAATGCGGTGCGGATATGGTTCAACGTTAAACCATTCTTGTTGCTGTCGGCTGTGATCACAGACCACGTGCTCTTCTCCACGCTGTGACCACATCGCTCCGCTGCTGGTCTCGGTCTCGAGGGCTACCACAACTGGACCGGTTTGTCAATGGCCAAAAAGTCCAGCCGCTTCTCCTTCGCTGGCCGCCGGCTGGTCCATCCCCACACACGCCCAGGTCCTCTAATACTGGCACATCTCTGCCTATATTCTCCCAATAAGGGCATACCTGTTGACACATATTGCCCGACATGATACACATATACATGGAGAACATTCAAACACTCATCAACAATCGCGCCCTAACCGCCAAGCAGAAGAAGGCGGTCTATGTATTCCGCGATACGGACCCAACCATCACACCCTTCGGCAACCTGTGGGTTACAAGGGACCAAACACACCGTATCCTTATCTCAAAGGATGGCCAAATCATGGATAAGCGAAAACTATGAATTGGCAGCGGCATTGGCACACCCGCACATTACCGGAGCTCGGCGACTACATTCAGGTGTGGACCCACGACGATTTTCTGTTCGAAGGCATGGTCTCATCCGTCGTGTGCGGCCATATCACCCTCATTCCCGCAACACCCGACAAAGGCATCAAGCGCTGGCGCAAGGGTCTACTTAAGGAGATGGCATGACTTATGACGAAGCAGCACAAAAGGCACGAGCCAACTATGGCTTCCACAGCATCGAAGACCCACACAGCTCTTCAACGTCAATCGCTGGAGCTGTCCGCCACTATTTCCAGGATGTGGCTGAAGACCAGGGCCACTGGGACATGTTCACTGAGGAGACGGAAAAGTACTATGCTCAAGCTCTTGACAAGCGCTGACGGCCGGCGCCACTGGATCAATCTTCATCAGATCGTGCGCCTCGAGGGTATCAACGGCCAGACCGTCATGCACCTGGCTGACCTCAAGCATATCATCATCGACCGGCCGCTGGGCGATGTGGCGGCAGAAATCAACGGAGATAAGCTATGACAACTGTCCAATCAATACCGCCGAAAGCCTTGGCCATGCTGATCGAGCGGGCAAACCGCCTCGACGGCTGTGTGAGCCTCGGGGGCGACTGGTATGAGTTCGCGCAGGGCAACAACGTCGCTGTCGTGAATACTCGGGCAGGGATCGGCACCATCAAGAAGGACAGACACCGAGCTGACAAGATACGAGCAGAGCTGAAGCCAAGAGACCCGGGGTGATCAATGAGCTCAGCTCACTCTCTACAATCGAACCACACCCGGCGACTGAAACTTTTCCCGGTGCAGTGGTGTAAGCGATGCCGCTGCAAGGTGAGCAGCATCCACAAACACTGGGGCCCGGCTGACTATCAGGGACCTGTGGAACTTGACCCGGCTGAAGTGTGGCATGATGAGGACTGGACAACTGATGGGCTATTTACGGTGAGACAATGATGAAGTGCGACGTCTGTAACTCAGATAAAGACCTAGTCGGCGTGGCTAGCTCTTCACTTGGCCCAATCTCATTCTGCTACTGCAGGGAGTGTGCTGTCAACAACAGAGAACCGGAGCTCATGTTCGTTGTAACGCTTGAGCTGATAGGTACTGAAGTTGCCGATTACGTTAAGCAGCTTAAAACCATCAAGGATGGCGTTGAACTCTCATGGAGCCAATGGGTTGATCTACAATCGTGAGACCAGGCGGCGCATTCGTATCTCTGTGGCTGCATATGCCTATGAGATTGACGATGACCCCATCATGTCCGACAAGGACTATGACAAGCTGGCTAGCGAGATTAATCTTCACCGTGAGACTGGCAATAGGAAGCTGGACAAATTCTTCAAAAAGCACTACAGTCCACATACTGGCAGCTGGATTAGGCGTCATCCCGAGCTGGATAAGCTAAAAATTTTGACTGCAGAGGTCAGAAAAGCGTTGAAGGCAAGCCATTAATGTCGTAAGATTTTCCATCACTATAATGATGGAGACGACGACATGCACACCTATTTCATCGAACAAGTCGATAAGACCTGGCGCGTGATCATCTTCGAGCACGATGAAGAGACAGGCGCTCGTTCGGTATTCAGAATCGAGCAATCCGCGGACCTCCTGAGCGTCGCTGACGTGATCGAAGACCTTGATTACCTCGAGGACATCCGCGGAAATATCGAAGACCTTCCCGAGCCCTTCAGGAGCCGCGCGCTGTTCATTCGCAAGCGCAATCACCTCGAATACATCCGTGACTGCCATCAAGCGGTCGCCGATGCCGAACGTGAGCTAAAAGCTCGCAAAGCAGAACTCGACACCGCCATTCAAGGAGCCTTCTGATGGACAACATCCACGAAAAAATCGCCAACCTCTTGGCGCTCAGCCGGAACAATCCGAGCGAACAGGAGGCCGCAACAGCTCTTGCCATGGCGCAGAAGCTGATGATGAAGTGGAACATCGACGAGCGCGACCTCGGCCGAAAGTCGTCCGTCGACTACGGCGACGTTCACAACCTCGACCGTGACTACTTCCGCATTCTGGGTCACGCCGTCAAGATCATGACCGGGTGCGGCATGGTGCTTCGCGGCACTGATCAGTTCCTGCTTGTGGGCACAAGAGTGAACGTCGCCATCGCCGAACAGTTTCTGTGGTTCCTCGCTGAACAGGTCGAGAGCCTCTACAAGATCCATCTGCCGCGCGGCATGAGCAAATCTGCTCGAGCAGCATACCGCAAAGATTTCAAGCGGAACTGCGCCTACCGCATCATGGAACGCACGAAGGAGCTGAAGGATCAGCAAGCGCGTGAAGCCGCTAGCGACAGCCGTGCTCTTGTGCTCGTTCAGTCTGAGCTCGAGAAGGAGATCGAAGACTTCTTCGCACGGCAGGGCATCGTGAAGGTCAAGAAGGGCATGACTATCAAGCAAGGTACGCTCGGCGCTAGCCACGGACGCAGCGCCGGCGATCATGCGGCACTTCAACCGCGAGTCAAATAGGCATTGACTACATGGCGCCATGTTGATAACATCAAACTCTCTCAGGTAAGGACGACGACATGAAACCCACCCATGACGAAATGCGGGCCACCCTAGGTGGTGACTCAACCCAATTGCTGGTCAACACCTACAACGAGTACGTGGATGACCCGGCAAAGGAACTCAAGCTCACCAAGAAGCTTGATCGCGAGCAGCTAATCACCGACATCTTAGCCCTGATGGTCAAGGCCGGTGACATTCACCCAATCTCCAACATCTTCAAGCTCAGCGATCTGTCGCGGGAGCTCGGCGTCGATCCGAAGGTGGCTCGTGACAAGATACGTCGAGCTGCAGCCGCCGGCAAGACTGTGCCTACGTCCGTGAAGGGCACGGGCTGGTCGTTCAACGTCACCGACCGCGACACGGTGGCTGAGATCATTCGCCTCAAGAAACCGAAATCATAAGGGCGCAAATCTGCCACTATTGACAGGCGTTTTCCTTCGTGCGATGATACGATATAGGGAGAACGACATGGACCATATAGTGCAAGTCCACTTGGACAACCTTGATGATGCGGTGGCTCTTCAGGCTCTGATGCGTGAGATGGGCTACCCCGCCTACCGCTTCTCGAAGCAACCCGACAATACTCACCGCGCAAGCGATCAGCGCCTGGGCAAGCTCATTCTCAACTACATGAAACCCGGTCGCAGCTACATGGCTGTTGACTTCATGGAGCTCTTGATCAGCCATGATTATTCACCAAAGTCGGCATCGCCCGTTTTTGCAAAGCTCGCCGGTGAGTCTGCCGTCGAGCGAATGGGTCATGGAGTATACGTCAAGAGCAGGCCTGATGCTCCTGCCGTCGACCCAATTCGCAAGCCGTATCTTGCGGCTTCACGCTGACTTCCCCGTCATCACGAGCGAGTTGAATTCCGAGGACCTCGCGCACTCGATCCACATACTTCGCGTCTGTGGCTGCGCGGTCCTCGTCGATGTTCCCTCGATGACAATGGAAAGCCGATACGTAACTGCCATACCCACAGAGGGAGGAAAATAATGAGTGTTGGTGATATTAAGGGGGCTCGCCGTCGTTTTCGAGAAGCTCAACGGAATGGCCATGCGCCTCGACCGAAAGGTCGGAGTGTCGCGGACATGATCGAAAAGAACCGGGCTCTGGCGGCACGTGCCGCGAAGGCCGCCATGAAAAGGTCCAAGTAGATGGCATACAAACTGATGAACGACAGTGGAAGTCCTGAAGACCTCATCGGCATGGCCGTCGATGAGATCAGCGAGGTAAAAGGTGAACTCGAGGAATGGCGCGACGGCATGCAAGGGTCGAACCTTGAGAACAGCGAAAAATTCAGCATGCTCGAGGAAGCGATCAGTCAGCTCGACGTGTTCGACAGCTTCAGTGCACCCGACGAGTGGCCTCATGCCGATGCCAAGATCGTCTACCACTACTCGGTGAACAAGCGCAAGAAGCGTGGGCCGTCTCGTGCGGTTCGCATCGACAACGCTATTGCCAAGGTCAGCGCCGTGGTGGAGTTCTATCAAGGCTTGGACGACGCCGAAGACCACACCGACCTCATCACCGAGCTCGAGCAGCTGGTGATCGAGGTCGAAGTTCCGGGGATGTATGGATGACTATCCGCAGCCACACCCTTGACGCGCTCATTCAGAAGGGTATCGACCATGCCGAAGATCAGTGATGAGACGATGGTCGAGACCTACGCCGCCATCGCCCTCCTGCGTGAAGAGAGGAGGACGTAATGGCCCGGACCCGCAGGCCCGACTACCGCCGATGGGATGATGTGCCGGGCGACATGCTGCGCATGGCCGAGCAACGCACAGCGTTCCTTTGCCTGCCGCATATCATCAGTCACAAGACAGTCGGGGGCCTCATCGCCAATGCCTACCTGCAAGGCGTCGCGGATGCGGCTGAGGTTGCAGCCGCCATGCTCGACCGACAGTCGCAGCCAGAACCGAAGAGAGGCCCGGAGGGGATAGCATGACCACCGAAGCACCGAAGCGGATATGGGCGTGGCCACATTTCGACGGATGGATCACCGGCGACTGGTCGGCAAACACCTACCACGACGAACGGACTGTCGCCTATATCCTCGCCTCAGAACACGCCCGGATCGTGGCGGAGAAGGATGCGGAGATCGAGCGGCTGCGGGCGGCATTGCAGGTACTCACTACCGATCCGCGCGACGATAGCGTTTGCATCGGTGATGGCTGGAGCTTTTATACCGACGCCATCGAATTTGCCCGCAAAGCCCTTGGAGGCAACAATGGATGAGAAATACCACGGCCACGCCACGATGGATGACGACAATGGATCACCTCGCTCGAGTCGCTTTTGTCAACGCGCAGACCGCGTGTGCGTTGGCGGATATCGAAAGCATGAAGGCCGCCAACGCTGAACGGGCGGCTCAAGGTCTTGCCAATGCCTATGGCGAGCAAGACTTTCTAAATGTTCAGTCCCGCTACATGATCGGCCATAACGCCGTCATTGAATTTCTAAGAGGATAACATGTACTTCAGGCACGAGAAGACCGGTGGGAGCTATGAGTTCCTCGGTCTCTGCATCATCGAGGCCACCTGGACAGCCGGCGTGATCTACCGGGCTGTGGGTGCTGGCGAAGACTCGATCATCCGTCCGGCTGCCGAGTTCTTCGACGGCCGCTTCGTCGTCATCAGCGAAGACGAGGCGTATGGCATCACACGCGATGCTGACGGCGCCATCATCGAGACAGTTACCTATGAGGGCACCAACGAGCCCATCGAGGTGAAGAACATCTTTGATGACGAGGCAAACTTCGATGAAGATGATTTTCGCCATGCCATGGCCACCCACCATCTCGACGGCGATTTGATCGAGAGCGTCATCGGTCAGATCAAGAAGGGTGTTCGAGATGGAGAGGCATGAGTTGATAACTGTTCTCCGATTGCTTACGAGCGGCCGGGTACCCTTCACTGCTCTATCTCATTATCTGACACTGGCCGAGAAAATGATCGACTTCGAGTGGGAATGCCTACGAGGAGTCGCCGAGGAGCGCGGCCCCGATATGCCCGGCGCTGTGTGGAACCAGGCTCTCGAAGTTCTCTGTGGCTACGGCCTCATTAAACTCCAACCCAACGGTCCGACCCTTACCGCTGCAGGTCGGCTTTTTACAGGAATGCCCGAATGAAACAGCCACTCTACGACTA